GACCGCCCCGGCGGCCTCCGGTAGGCTGGCTGCGGCGGTCACGCCCAGCGCTTCGGCTGACGCTCCAGCCTCAGTCAGGGGGACGCTGGCCGTGACCGCTATCTGGTCAGACCCGGCCGCAACGTCACCGAGCTGCGCGAGCGCGCCCACGACCACGCTGATCGAATCAGCAGCGGCTGCCACATCGGCTGCCGGGACAGCCGCGCTGACGGATACCGCCTCAGTCGCGCCAGCCGTGTCTGCGGAGGTCGAACTCGCAGCCACGGACAGCGAGTCGGCTGAGGCGGCGGCTTCAGCGTAGCCAATCCCGATTGCCTGGGACTCGACCGCGCCAGCGGCATCTGCCAGCGATACGGTGACGGTGACGGCCAGGGCATCGGCCGCTCCAGCAGTATCCGCCTGGCGGGTGCCGATAACCTGTGATTCGGTAGCCGCAGCCTGATCGGGCAGGGCGATGGCTGCGGTGAGGTTCACCGTGTCCGATGCCCCGGCCGTCTCGGACAGCGGCGCTGAGACGGCCACAGACAGCGCGTCCACGGCTCCTGCGGCATCACCCGCAGGAGCGGCCACGGTGGCGCTCAGCGTCTCCGTGGCCCCGGCAGCGTCGGCCTGGGCGATGGCGGCACTGGCCACCACAGAGATGGCGTCGGCAGCAGCGGCGACGTCGCCCACCGGAACAGCAGCACTCACCGCCTGCTGATCGGCAGCACCAGCCGTGTCTGCCAGCCCGGCCGTGACGCTGGCCGTGAGCTGCTCAACGGCGGCACCGCGCTCGGCCAGCGGGACGGCGGCAACTACTGCTTGCTGCTCGGCAGCCCCGGCTGCATCCGGGAGCGGGACGGCAGCGCTCACCGCTACCTGATCGGCCGCAGCAGCGACGTCGCCTATCGCCGCCGCTGCGGCAACCCCGAGCGTATCGGCTGCGGCTGCGGTATCGGCCTGGCTGACCGGGACCGGTGCGGCCCCCGCGTCAACCGGCAGCGGGACCTGCACCTGGCGGACCTTGCGGGTGCCGCGCCGCTGCCTGCGTTGCGGCGGCTGCGCGAGCGGCCCGGCAGCGGCTCCCGCCGAGGCCAGGATCTCAACGGCGATGATGCCCCACCAGTCACTGACGACAGTGAAGCCCATGGCCTGCGCGCCACCGGGACTGGCAATGGTCGAGCCATAGCAGTTGTCCGCGCCCGCGCTGCTGTCGCCCTGGGCGTTGTAGCGCAGCGTCGTGCTGCCGGTGGGGGTGACCGTGCCGCCCGTGCCCGAGAACCCGCAGGCCACGACCATCCCGCCCGCCGTGGTGCCGGGCACGCTAACCGTGATCGCGGTGCTGGAACCGGCCGCGCTAACCGCCGTGCCGAAGGACGCAGCCCCGGTGAAGGACATCGACCCGCCATCGAGCAGGCCACCGCCCGTCCAGGCCACCGAGACCGTGTTGCTCCCGGTCGGCAGTCCGCCGATCTTGCCCCACAGCGTGCCGCCGCCCGAGCCGCCTGCGCCGTTGGAGGTCTGCCAGGCCAGCAGCGGGGCCAGCGCGATGCCGCCGTAGGTGATGTTGCCGCTGATCGGGCTGGCAGTGGACGAGCCGAACCCGGAGACCCCGACGATCAGCGCATTGCCAGCCGCGCTGTTGACATGCGCCCAGGTCGCGGCGGTGGTTCCCGAGGTTTTACCGGCGGCAGACGGACCTACGGCGTCGAATCCGACAGCCACTGGGCCTCACCTCCGGGGCAAGGCCCTCAGTTCTCCAGGTAGAGCTTGGCGTACTGGGTAGTGATCGTGTTGCCAGCCGTGGCCGCGCTCAGCGTCAGGCCGGGCCACAGCACATAGCCCTGGCTGGCGTCGTACGTCGATGGCGGGGTGTAGGCACCGGAGCCAGGGAAGGTCAGCTCACCGGCCGCGTTGACCGCCGTGGACTGGATCATGCCCCAGCACACCAGGGTGCTGGCCGCGCCGAGCCCGAGAGTGCGCAGCCCGATGTCAACGATCAGCCACCACGGCACGTTGGTGACCACGCCCGGCGGGGCTGCCGCCCCGGTGGTGGCGAGCGCCAGCGTGGTGGCGAACGCCGGGGCACTGGTGGTGGCGACCGCCGCGTATATGCCCCAGTTCCAGGTCGGGATGGTGGCGGCGGTACTCATCAGCCCGCCCATGACCAGCCGCGCCGAGCTGGCCCAGTCCCCGGTGTCGGAGAAGTACCCGGCCGGGATGATGATCGGCGGCTGCCCGGCTGTGACGGTGACGGCAGCGGCAGTCGGGACCGAGGTGGTGGCCAGCGCGTAGCTGGCGTACTTCAGCTCGGTTCCGGCTGGCTTGTAGTTGGACATCAGCTAACGGTGCCGGACCCCGATGGGAATCCGAAGCTGATGGTCTCGGTGGCGGTCCAGGTCTGCCCGGCCGCCTTGGTGCCCTGGGCGCTGACTCCCCGGTTGAAGAAGACCTCGTTGGCACCCAGGCCGGTAGCCGTCACGCCCGAGGCGTTCCAGTTGTCCGAGCCGAACTCAGCCCAGGCGAAGTTGGCGTTGCCGCCCGCGAAACTCGCGGTGAGCGTCAGGGTAGGAGGCGATGAGCCGGTGGCGATGGCCGGTGCGCCGGAAACGAGCTGGAAGTAGCTCGTGGTCGAGCCGCCGCCCGTGTCCCCGACCAGTGTCGTGTTGGCGTAAGCGGCGGCGGTCGCGCCCGTGCCGACGCCGATCCGGCCCTGCGTGGCGCTGAACTTGTTGGTGATCGAGGTACCCGCCACGCCGCCCAGGAGCACCACCCAGCCAGCCTGGGTGACCAGGTTGCAGTCATCCTGCTGGGTTTCGTCGTACGGCCCGATGCCGACGCTGGCGAACTCGTCGGGAGTCAGGCCGCGCCAGGTCAGCGGCGGGAGCCAGTCCCCGTAGCCGATCTGCTTCATCGCGTAGTCGGTCATGTCCGCGTCGTAACGTTTCACGTTGAACGACGTGCTGACCCGCACGAAGTCCTGAAGGCTCAGCTCGACGCCCACGGTCAGCCGCTCGGACGCCGATGCGAAATCGGGATGTGTCATGTCTCTCCTTACGCCAGGGCGGCGATCTGCTGGAACTCATAGACGACGGCATAGGAGCTGCCCTCATCGACGGACAGGATGCCTACCTGGGTGCCATCGGTGACCTGCTTGAATTGCAGGGTCTGGGTGGTGCCGCGCAGGCCGGGCGGGACGGCAATCGAGAAGCCCCCGGCGATGCTGTGCCGGTACGGGCCGGTGGCGGTGGGGATCGAGACCAGGGTCTGCGGCATGACCAGGTTGGGTGCCCCGACCGAGGTCCCGAAGAACGGGTTGACGTAGCCGCGCGCCCAGCCGGACTGCCACAGCGCGTCGTTGATCTGCCAGTTGACCTGCATGATCGTGGCCCAGCTCGGGACCGGGATCTGCCAGTTCGCGCCGGGCGGCCAGGCCACGCCAGCCGTGCCCACGGTCCAGTTCCTGACCGTGGTGTCCTGCGCGCCGATCACCTGCATGACCCGCTGCGGCTGGGCGACGTTGCGCAGGTCGTGGATGTAGGCCGCCTGCACCACGCTGACGGACGGCGGCATGTCGATCCGGCACAGCGGGATGCCGGATTGCCCGCCGGGCATGGTGGTGGCACTCGATGAGACACCGGAGATCACGCGGGGGAACAGGATCTGCCCCGAGGCAGGCCCGCCCCACGGAGATCCTGACCAGGTGGGGTCCTCGGCCCGGACCACCACCAGGTCCGAGCGGGCCGAGCCAGCCGTGGCCCCGATGGTCAGGCTGGTGTCGTTGCCGACGTTGTAGCCGTAGTAGCTGCCCTGGTAGGGCGTCTCGACGCCGAGCACGACGCAGGCCCCGCCCGCGATCACGATCCCGGCGGTAGCCGGGCCGGTGGCGGTGACCAGCAGGTCCGTCGCGCCGATCACGCCCTGCGCCCCGGCGGTGGAGGACTGGAGCATCAGCCGCAGGAAGTTGCCGCTCTCGGCGTTGCCGTCAACCGCGTAGACGGCGCTCTGGAAGGTCACGCGCTTCCTCCGATCGCCAGGGTGGCGTTCCGCCAGGTGATCACGCAGGTGGCCTGGCCGGTGCTGTCCTGCCCGGTGAACTTCACGACGGTTGATCCTGGCTGTGCTTGCATGCTGATCATGGCGCTGCCGGTCAGCGCACCGGCCACGCTGGCGTTGCCCAGCATCGCCGTCCGCGCCCACGGCCGGGTGTCGATGGTCAGCACGTCGGTGGCCTTCAGGATGCCGTTGTAGCCGACCGAAACCGGCGTGTTGACGTAGCTCAGCCCCGGATAGCTGATCGGCCCGGTGAAGACGATCACCGGCCAGGTCGGCAGCGAGCCGATGTTGACGATCGCGCTCTGCTGGAAGATGTTGGAGGCGCTGAGCTGGTAGGGCGGGATCATCGGCGGGGTGAACGTGCCCAGGAAGCTCGGCCGCTGGGTCAGGTTCAGCACGGTGGGCACGTCGGCGTACCAGATGGTGTCGGCGCTCTGGAACTGGCTGGTGAACGGCACCACGCCCTGGTAGACCGTGCCGTACACCGGGACGATCTTGCGCCCGCGCCCGTAAGTGCGCCGGACCACGTTGCTGCCGGGGTAGTAGCCGCGCAGCACCTGCACCGCGTTGTCCGCCAGCCGCACACTGGGATCGTTCCAGGCACCGGCCAGGGCGCTGTAGGCGTCCATCGCCAGCGCCCCCTGGGCTGGCGAGGTCAGCACGAAGCCGGTCTGGGTGATCACCATGCCGGGCAGGGTGTCGATGCCGAACAGCGTGCCGTCGTGCCCGGTGACCGCCTGGTCCTGGACCACCAGCGAGCCGGTGTCGGTGTCCGTCCGCTGGATCTGGATCGAGCTGGCCCCGCGCCCGTAGACGAAGCCGGGGCCGCCCTCGCGGCCGATCGAGTACTGGCCGGTCGCCAGCGTCGGGTCAGCCACCGGGGAGCACCCCCGCGAAGCCCTGCTGCTGGGCGACCTTCAGCCAGTAGGTCAGCTCGCTCAGCGCACGGGCCACGGTCTGCCCCTCGGGAAGCTGGATGTGCACGTTCCCTATCATCGCCCCGCCCGGCGGACCCCCGCCAGGACCGGCTGGCGTCACGTACTCCGCGCCGTTCTCCCCGAAGGTGTACACCCGGCCCGAGCCGCCGAAGCCGATGATGGGCTCGCGGATCACCCCGCCCTTGGCGTACCCGGCCGCGTAGGAGGCGTTCGCGCCTGCGATGCGGTTCTGGATCATCGGGTTGCCGGGCCGCTCGTACTTGTCGCTGAAGTAGACGGCGGCCTCGGTGGGCGTCCCGGCGTGCGCGTTGATGTCCGCGACGGAGCCGTTCTGGGCGATATAGACCATGGTCCGGGCCAGCTCCTGGGCCAGCGAGCCGCCAGGGTCGCCCAGGATCTGGATCAGGCCCCGGCCTGGCGGGTTGGTCCCGGCCATCGGGTCGCCGCCGGACTCCTGCTCGATGTTGCCCAGCAGCCCGGCGATGGCGTTGCGGGTGAAGCCGTGGCTGGCGAAGTAGGCGGCCATCGCACCGGCATTGGCAGGGACGCCGCCGTGGCCGCCCTTGGCACCGCCCAGCCCGCCGGGCGGGACACCGGTCCACAGCAGCGGCATCGCGTGGATGTTCATGAGCTGCGGACCCATGCCGCCGCCCTGGCTGATCACCTGGAGCGCATTGCGCACGATAGCGACATGGCCGGGATCGGCCCCGCCTGCCGGACTGTGGTAAAAGGCCAGGCCACCGGTAGTAGGGGGACTGCGCTTGACCCACGAGCCCTGGGCCTCGCTGGTCCTGGGGGCGGCAATACCGAAGTGCTCATAGATCGCTTGGACAAATCCTGAACAGTCTGCCCCACCAGGAACAGCAGTCCCGCCCCACACATAGGGTATCTTGCCCAGGAAGCTCGCCGCGTACTTGGCGATCTCGCCGCCGCTGCCCATCGTGGCGGACTTGCCCATGATCCAGTTCACGAGGTCCGTGACCATCTTCTTCGGGATCTGGGTCAGGATCTTGGCCACGATCCCGGCTGCGCCGCCCGTGCCCAGGCCCAGCAGGTCCGCGAAGGCGTTCTCGAACGCCTTCCGGTTGCCGGTGACGAAGGCCAGGCCCATCTTGCCGACGTCGATGGCCTTGCCCGCGATCCCGGCGATGGCGTGGCCGACCGTGGCAGCGGCCTGGCCGACCGCATGGGTGACGTTGTGGATGATCCCGCCGCCGGGGATCGGGCTGCCGCCGGTCGGGCTGACGCTGGTCCCGAACCGGGCCTGGGCTGCCGAGATGGACGGGGGCTGCCCGACCCGGCCGCCGGTCTGGTAGCCGGGGATACCCAGCCAGGCGAAGATCGGGGCCAGCGTCTTGCTGTCGGCCGCCGAGACCACGGTCTCGTCCTTGGACGCCCGGATCAGCACGTCATCGGCTACCGGCCCGGTGCCAGCCGTGATCCGGCCGCCAGCCGCCAGCCCGAACGGGTGCACCTGGTTGATGTGCACGCTGCCCAGGCCGATCGCGCCGGTAATGGTGTCAAAGACGCTGATCAGGCCGTCGAGCACGTTGTCAATCACGAACTTGACCGGGGCTTTCACGACGTCCTCGACCTTGCCCCACAGCCGCCGGATCGAGTCCACCGCGCTCGACCAGGCGTTCGGCAGGGTCACCGTGATGAAGTGCACGATCTTGGCCCCGAAGTCCGACCAGAGCCAGGTGTAGAAGTTGTGGCCGATGTCCTTCATGTTCTGCCAGGCATCGCGCCAGTAGGTCCGCACGAACTCGACAGCGAGCCGGATCAGGGTCAGTCCCGGCATCAGGAACTGGCCCCAGCCGTGAGTCAGGAACTCCCAGGCATCCTTGGCCCAGTTCTTGACGTTGGTCCACACCTGGTTCCAGTGCTTAGCCAGCTCCACGATGCCGACGATCAGCAGGCCCACGGCGATGGCGATCAGCGTGACCGGGTTGGAGACCGAGGCGATCAGCCCGCCGATCTTGATGGCCGCCCAGATGGCCAGGAACCCGAGCGCGATATCGCGCAGCACCGAGGCCGGGACCGCCCGGATGACGGCGGACAGGGCGAGGGCAAGATCCTGGATGACCCGCACGAAAACCGGTGTCAGCAGGTTAACCAGCCCGGTGAACAGCGGCAGCAGGATCGGCAGCAGCTCGACCAGGGCCTGGATCACGGTCATGGCCAGCGTGGTCAGCGGCGGCAGCAGGGCGATGATGGCCGACGCCAGCCCCTTGGCCAGCACGGTCGTGACCTGGCCCAGGAACTTGATCAGCGGCGGCAGCAGCGGTGTCAGCCCGACCAGGATCTGGCTGATCATGGTGGCCAGCGGCTTGGAGACGGCCTCCAGCGCCGATGCGATCACGGCGAACACGCCGCTGTTTTCGAGGACCGTGAAGACCTGCGAAAACGCCTTCGCAAAAGTGGATAGGGCTGGCGAGATACCGATGATGACGTCAGCGATGGCCTTGAAGGCGGCTACCAGGTCCAGGATGACCGCGCCCGCCAGGTCAGCGATCACCTTGCCGACGATGATCAGGGTCGGCATCAGCGCCACGAGGATCTTGGCGAACTCGGACACGATCGGTGCCAGTGCTCGTGCGAAGATTGCGGCAAGCTGTCCGATAATCGGCAGAAGAGCACCGACCACATCGAACAAGGCTTTGAATATGACAGCGCTCTGCTTCAGCACGGGAGCGAAATCGGACAGCATGGAGCCCAGGTCGCGGCCCAGCGTGCCGAGCACCCCGGCAATCACGGTGATGACGGGGGCAGCCGCCCGCAGCAGCGAGACCAGGCCGGGCAGGATTCCGGCGATGAGCTGGCCGAACCCGTCGAGAATGGGGCGCAGCAGCGGGGCTACCGCCCGCAGGGCTGCCGACAGCCCTGGCAGGACCATGTGCGCCAGGTCGTTGATGCCGTGCAGGAGCGGCTGGATCAGGGTGCCAGCCGAGGCGAAGAGCTGCTTGAGATCGGGCAGGAGATCATGCAGCATCTTCGGGATCTCAGCGAACGCCGTCCGCAGCGGCGCGACCAGCGGCTGGGCAGCCGCCTTCATGGTGGACTCGAACGCCTGGCCGACCGGCTGAGCCGCGCCGTAGAGCTGGCCGGGGTCCTTCTTGGTCCCGATCAGGGTCTTGGCCCCGAGACCGATGACGCCCGCGCCGACCGCGCCGACGCCGAGCGCGCCGCCGAGCGCGGCTGCGGCTGGCAGTGCCCCGGCCAGGATGCCGCCGCCGCCGACGATCGCGGCGTTCCGCGCGCTGATGCCGAGGATGCCAGGCCCGCCGCCGCGCCCGATGCCCGCAAGCAGGCTGGCTGCCGTCAGGCCGCTGACGCCAGCCCTGCCGCCGCTGCCGCCTTCGGCGGTGCGGAGCGATTTCCCGCCGAACAGCCCGCCGAGCACCGAGCCCTGCGAGCCGCGTGAGCGCTGGATCGCGTCCCGCGTGAGCTGCTGGTCGAACCGGCTGAACTCCTGCCGGGCACGGCTCATCTCGCTCTGGTCGATGACGGGCGTGATCTTCAGCTCGCGGTGATCGTCCTCGAACCGCTTGACCCGCGCCTCGGCCTCATCGAGCTTGCGGTTGAACGCGGCCAGGTCTACATCGAGGTGAGCCTGGATCGCACCGGCATCAAACACCAGGCTCGCCTCCTTCCGCCTGCCTGGCCCGCCCGGCTTCCAGCTCGGCCCTGAATGCCGTCAGGTCGAACACCTTCTGGCCCATGTCCACGCCCTCGCGGATCTGCGGACCCGCCACGCCGGGTGTCATCTCGCCTGGCTCGCCGCCGCCCTCCTTCCAGGAGAACGGGACCGACTCATCCTCGGCCAGTCCCTCCAGGTAAGCCCTCTGGATATCCCAGCTCAGCTCATCCCATTGGCCTGGCAGCAAGTCCAGGTAGCGCTTGACGGTGTAGAGGATTACGCGCCGCGTGCGGTGGGCAGCTTCGTTACCTGCCCGTTCCCACCTGGACTCGCGGCTTCCGGGGACATGACCTCGGCCTGGAGCCACGCGAAGAAGATGTTGCGGACCCGCATCGGCAGCGCCATGATCTGCTCGACGGTCGGGGTACCCGAGCACAGCGCCGAGTAGATCTCGGCCATCTTGCCGATCTGCTCGATGGTCTTGGCCGGGTCGAGATCCTCCATCATCGCCAGGAGCGCGGCCGGGTCGCTCTCCGTGATGCCCTCGGGAAGATCGGCCTCCACCTCCTTGATGGTGGCCTTGACCCCGGTCAGGAACGCCGCGATCTGGTTGTCGGTGGGCTCGGGGATGGTACCCCTGGCCGCGACGTACGGATTGAAATCCCAGTCGAGCGCCTCTACGACGCCCTGGGCCTCAAAGCCTGCCATTCGACCTCCTAGCTGGTAGCGATGGCCGTGAGGTCGGTCCAGGTGATCTGGTTGAACGGGCAGATGGTGTTCAGCGTGAGCGGGTACAGCCGCTGCTGAGCCGCCCGCCGGTATGCCGTCTGCACCTGGCCCGCGCTCATGACCTGCGGGATGTTGAGGACCCGAGCGTAACCGAGCTGGTTACGGCCGACCAGGGCGCAGGCCATCTGCTGGAAGTTGGTGCTCAGCGTGAGCACCGACTTACCAGGCTGGCCAGCACCTGCCGGGGTAACCGCGATCGAGCCGCCGTTGCCCCAGGACAGGTTGACGTTGAACAGCGTCTCTTCCGAGAGGCTGCACGTCACCTGGAGGGTGGCGGTGCCGACCACGACCGCGACCGGTGTCGGCTGTTCCTCGATGTTCAGGTCTTGGGTGGTCGGGTTGAAGGTGACGGTGACGCCAGCCTCGGTGGCCCCGACGTACGCCCAGCCGAGCCCTGTCCAGGCCGAGGCCACGCCCAGGTTCTGGTCGCTCGGCACCGCCGTGCCGACAGTCGCGGTGAACAAGATGCCGACCCCGTACAGGACGTTGGTCGTCGTGTAGTTCGGCGCGGAGTAGACAAGGGGCGGACCAGCCATGGCTTAGCCTTCTTCCTGCGTGATGGTGACGCCCGAGTTAGCCGCGCCCTCCATGATGGCGGCGACCGCGTGAGCCGGGATATCGGTGTACTCAGAGCCCACGTTGATGTGCCCGAGCGCGAACCCCACGAAGGGGTCCTCGACCTTCAGGCGCACCGTGTCTTCACCGGCTGCCTGCGCCCGGATCTTGGCAAGCTCGGCCTCCAGGCCCGCCGCCGTGGACGACAGGTCTTTCGCTGGCGGCGCTGGCTCATCCGCAGCCGGGACAGCGGGAATGACCTCTGTCACCGCATCTGATGGCACTGTCATGTCCGGCTTCCTCCTACGGCTGGATCGGGATGAGGCTGTAGGCCCGCACCGCCAGCGTCGTGATCGTGGTGAAGTCCACGACCACGCAGCCCTGCGCGGCTGCGGTGAGCGCCTGGGTGTTGATCGCGCCCGCGTACGTGACCTGGAGCGGGGCCTGCTGGTTATAGGTGGCCGGTGACCACGGCCCCAGCCAGCCCGCCGTGTTGGCACCGATGGTCCCGGTGATGCTGGTGGCGGGCAGGACCGAGCCGGTGCCGCCCACCAGGTCCCCGACTAGCGCCTGCCACGCGCCAGCCGGTGTCGCCCCGCAGGCGTAGCCGAGGATGACCTGGCCGTTGTTCGGGATCTGCACGCCGAGCGTGGTGCTCCACGCGGTGATCGCGCTCGGGCTGCCCAGGTCGTAGCCGGGCGTGGTGGCGACTACCCACAGGCCGGTCAGCGGGTTGAGGTTCAGCGGTATCGGCTGAAGGGTCACGCGGGGTCCGGCTGCCATCTCACACTCCAGCTATCACGATGTAGGAACAGGTGAACTCGTGCCGCAGGTCGTTCGGGTCCAGCGGCAGCGGCGCTGGCGGGCTCCCGGCCCGGTTCGCGGCCAGGACCCGCACGCCGTCCACGTAGAGCGGGTACGGGGCACGCAGCAGCATCTGGTCCAGGCGCAGCGCCATGACCTCGGGCTCGTACGCCTCGTCGGTGGGGCCGCGCACGCGGGCCTGGAAGGACCAGGCATCGGTAGCCATTTCCTCCGTGGTGTAGCCCGGCCCGCCGGTCGCGGTGATGAACACCGCGCGGTCGGGCTCGGTCAGGATCTCGATGCCGGGGTACAGCGGGTAGCCCAGCTCCTGCGTCCCGTCCCAGCCCAGCCCGGTCAGCAGGTCGATCACGACCTGGGTCACGGCTACGGTCGGCGTGGTCATCAGCGCCCCCGCAGGTGCGGCGGCGGCTTCTGGTGGTGCATGACGTGCCACCAGATCCAGCCGATCAGCTCAGGCGGCAGGTGCCGCAGCCGGGCCTTGATCCGCAGCTCTTCCTCGCTCAGCCGGTGCTGCTTGGGCTGGCGGTCGTAGACGGTATGCAGGCCCTGGTGCACCTCGGGGTGCCCGGAGCGCCGCAGGTCCGCGAACTCCACCGGAGCCTCGGTCTCTACCTTGTCGCTCAGGTGCTCCATCGAGCGCGCCAGCGCCCGGTGCCCGCCGTCATCCAGCACGTCACGGGCGTACTGCTCCAGGTACTCGCGGTAGTGGTCGTAGAACGGGGCCTGGAGGTAGAGCGCCCGGCCGCCGCGCGGGTGCCGGAACTCCAGGTGCTCGTGCTGGTAGTGGGCGTAAACCTGGTCCACCGTGACCGTTCCGCGCAGGCGCTCGGGTGCGCCGGTCATCCGGCGCAGCTCGGCTATCCGTGCACTGAAGGTCTCCATCTCACCCCTGGTATGCCTCTCCCGCGCCCCACCAGGACTGGCCTCGGGAGTACAGCCCGGCCGAGGTGTCAGCCTCCAGGACGCCATCCATGCCGATGCGGGTGTTGCTGTCCGCGTGGGTAAAGATGGGCGGGATGCGGTTGATGGAGTGCGCCCTGTCAGACAGGCCGGGTGCACCGCTTCCGGCCACGGCGACGTCCAGGTCGATCTTGTTCTCGCGGACGTCGTTGAGCATCTGGGTGGCATTCTGGTATGCCACGAAGACCGGGTGATCGCTGGCCATGGTCTTGCCCTTGAGATACGTCCTCCAGGCAAAGAACGCGGCCAGGTCGAGCGTGAGGTCATGGAAGATGGGCGGCGGGTCGGCCACGTCCGAGCTGCCGTCGTAGATGCCGCCCGCGTAGACGCTGACCCGGTTCGACGCCGAGTACAGGCACAGCGAGAGCTGGTCATCGCTGAGCTGGGACGGCGTGCCGGTCCCGGAGTCGGTACCGTCCAGCCACAGGCGCAGGTCATCTATCGAGGCGTACACCGGGCCGGTGGGCAGGGGAGTGGTCATGGTGCCGCCCAGGCCAGGAAGAACGCCGAGACGCCGCCAGCCGCCCAGGCCCATCCCAGGCCGGTGCCGCCGTGCAGGATGGCCGAGAACTCAAGCGCCGCGATGAACAGGCAGACAGCGGCGACCAGGCAGAGCAGCCGGAAGACGAACCACGGCGACCGGGTGACGTAGCCGGGGTAGCCGGGCTGGCCCGGCGCGGCCATCAGGAAGCCCCCAGGGGCTCGGTGTCGCCGGACAGCACCTGGGCAGCAGTCGGGCCGAGCGAGACCAGGTTGCCGGTGCCGTAGGCGGTCTCCAGCGCCGAGCCGGGCGGGATGTCCACGATGGTGCCCCGCAGGACCAGGGTCGTGTACCCGTCCCAGGTCACCGGGGTGTCAACGGCAACGACACGCGGGCTGGCGGCCATCAGTTGCTCACCCCCGCGCCCCACCCGGCGAAGCTCGACAAAGCGTGCGACGGGTACAGCATCAGCGTGAGCGGGTTGTAGCCCGGCCCCTCGGCCAGCGTGTTGTAGCCCGAGTAGCCGGGGTTGTAGCTGGTGGGCTGGGCCGTGGTCCAGGTCATCGAGGTGGGCACGACCGAGTAGGTCATGGTCAGCGAGGCTCCCGGCGGCAGCGCGTAGTTGCCAGCCCCAGCGCCAGCCGTCACCCCGTTGATGCTCACGTTGGTCATGGTGCCGCCGACGATCGCGCAGTTGACCCACTGGCCGGTGTTGTTCACTACCGGGACGGTAGAGGCCGGTATAGCCGGTGTTACGACAGCCATGATGTCCTCCTAGTTGCCCAGGGCCGCGTGGCCCACGTCGTCCTGACCTGGCACGTAGGCCCGGAGGTTGCCAGCCCCGATCGCGGTGTACATCGCGCTGGCGGGGTCCAGGATGATCGGCGTGCCCTTGATCAAGGTGGACGGCATCAGCGGTCCCCCGGTGGTGGGAGCGCCGCCGAACCCGGACGCGCCCCCGGTGCCCGGCTCCCCGGCGACAACGGTCGCGGCGGTGCCGGGCGCGACGGTTACGGTCGCGGTGAGAACATAGCGGTTCAGCGCCATCAGAACCCCCAGGCCGGTGCGTTGGGCACCCGCTCGATGCCGACGTAGGTCGGGGTGAGCTGGAGCTTGCCGAACGTCGCGCCGCCGCTGTGCGCCCTGGCGAACTTCGCCACCGGGATGTTCGTGGCGGTGCCGGTGGCGGTGACCCGCAGGATCTCGGCGTTAGCCGCCGTGTCGTACAGCAGCCACATGCCCCCGGTGAAGCTCGCGCCGCCGCTGGCCACGGTGATCGCCACCGATGCCGTGGTGACCGCAGCCGTGCCGGTCCCGGTCGGGGCAACCGCCGTCGCCGCGAACGGCCACTCGCACCCGCCGCACAGGTAGGCCACGCCCGTGCCGATCAGCGTCCGCAGCGTGTTGCAGCGCGGGCACGGGGCGTAGACGTTGGCGGGGACCAGTGGCGCTGGCGGCATGGGTTACCCTCCGACCTGCTGGGCCTGGCGCTGCCGGGCTGCGGTGCGCGGCGGCAGGATGTCCTCCGCGCTGACGTACGTCCCGCCAGCGCCGGGCTGCCCGTCCCAGTTCTCGCTGCCCGGCTGCGGCTCGCTGGCCTCCGGGATGGTCTCCTGCTGGAGTACCGCCGACGCGCCGACCGGATCGGGCATCGGCAGGTCCGTGCCCGGCGGCGGGATGGACGGAGCGCGCACCTGGCCGGACACCGCGCGTGGCGGCACCCGCTGCTGTGCTTCCTGGGTTGACTTCGGCCCGCTGGCCGGGCGGATCACCGGTATCCGGCGTCCGTCGCCAGGCCCGCACCGCAGGTATCCAGCCGCTTCCTCGGGCGTGAGGTTGACCGTATCGCCCGCCATCACCAGGTCCGAGCCCCGCAGCGGGTCGGTGCCGCGTCTCGGCACGTTCAGGTTGATCACCGCGATGTACGGGTCACCCGGACGGTTCGATGGCGTCTGCGCCTGGCTGGCCCGCGCCAGGAGCTGGTTCATCTGCTCCAGCTCGGCCTGGGACAGCGGCGTCTGCTCCGATGCCGCCGCGAACGTCTGCGGCGGCTCGGGGAGACGGCCTGCGGCTGGTCGCTGTGCTGGCATCAGACTCCGCTCAGGAGCACGATCGCCAGCGGCTGGTCCAGGCCGATGGCGGCTGCGCGCTGGGTGTCGGAGCGCCAGGTCTTGCGCGGCTCGTCGCGGTACAGCGGGCCAGCCATGAACGGCAGCTCGTCCGCGAAGAAGCCTGCGCGGTTGCGCTGCATGATGATCGCGTTGCCCGCCGGGACCTGGCGGGAGACCATCACGTCCAGGTTGAGGATCTGCTGCGGGAGCGTGCCCGTGTACAGCAGGTTCTCGCTGGCGATGTCACCGATGTAGGGCGCGGCGAACGTGCTGGACTGGAGCAGCGTGTTCTTCGTGCCGTGGTTGATGATCAGCGTGTCGGCCTCGAACCCGAGCCACTGCGTCACGCCGGACGGGGACACGATGTTGGCGTTCTCGATGAGGAAGACCGCCTGCATGATGTCCGCCCGGATGGTGGCGGCGGCGCTCGACCAGGCGTTGGCTACCGCCAGCGTCTGGATCGAGGCGTTGGAGACTACCGCCGAGTAGAAGGCGGTGTTCCAGCTATAGACCATCGTGTTCTTGACCTGGAGAAGCTGCCGCGCCACCGGGTCAATCGCCTGGCGGCGGCGCATCTCGTCGCTGACCATGATGGCCATCGCCCGCTCATGGCTGAAGACCACGCGCGGGATGCCGACGCTGGTCGGCACGACCGGGACCTCACCGAACTCAGGCCGGATCTCGGGGTAGTCATCGGCGTAGAGCGGGGTGCTCTCCGCGTACCTGACCGCGCCCGATGGGGCCGCGCCGCCGCTGCGCAGCACCGAGTCCATCACGAACTCATTCCTGGTCATGTCCAGGATGAGCGACGGGATGACCAGCGGGTCCTTCAGCAGCTCGGAGACGGTTACCCGTGGGGAATCGGAGTAACTTCTGACAGCAGTCGGCATGACTCACTCCCTCAAATCTCGATCCGGCAGCGGCCGAAGAAGTAGGACGCCGCACCCTGACCGCCGATCTGCTGGGTGAGCATCCCGGCCGATACGCCGCCGGGGTGCGTGCAGCGGGCAACGATCTGGTCCGCCGTGCCTGCCGTGTACTGGATCACGGTGCCCGCGTTGCCGCCGACCGCGCTGATCATCAGCGGCTGGCCGACGTAGGCAGCACCCGAGTACCAGGTGAAGATGTCCACCCCGCCGTAGTAGACGCTCACGTAGTCGGTGAGCACGCTGATGTCGATCAGCGGCTGGCCGTAGGCGTTCGCGGCCCCGGTCTGCACCCCGATCGGCGCGGCGTCACTCCCCGCTACGCCGAGTGCGTAGTTGACCGATGGTGTCGCAAGCGTCACCGTCAGGTCCGTGGTGCCAGGCGTGATCGAGTGGGCCATGACCCACTGACCGCCGTAGATCAGGCCGAAGACCTGAAAGTTGGCTGGCCCGGCCTTGTAGTGCGGGATCGCACCTGCCATCGTCGTTCCTCCTAAGCGCTGCTGTTCGATACGGCGACTGAGAGACCGAGCTGGTCATGGACCGTGGCGGCGGCCACTGCCCGCAGGTTGCCAGCGCCGATCGCGGTTACCTCGGCTGCGGACAGCTCGATGGTGTCGCCCTTCTTCAGCACCCGAGCCGGGCTGGCGTAGCTGACGAAGGGGATATTGACCGGCGTGGTGACAAAGTAGCGGGCCATAGGGCTACAGCCCCATCTGGCTCTTGGCGCGGTTGATGGTGTCGGTGCGCTCCGTCTGCTCGGCGGACGGCCCCGCGCCGGGCGGCTCGTCCATCGGGGAGCCCAGCTCGACGTCCAGGTTGAGCATCTGGGCCATCCTGGCGTACTCGGTCAGCACCTTGCGCATGACCTGGCCCGCGTCGGCCCGCTGCCCGTTGGCCAGGTCCACCGTGTGCCCGGAGCCCTGGAGCAGCGGCCGGGCCAGGTCGGTGATGTAGGGCGGTACGCCGAGATCCGCCAGCTTCCGCTTCTCAGCGTCGAATGCCGACACCTCGTACCGGGTCTGGAAGACGGCTAGCTGGCGCTCGGTCTCGTCGGCGCGGCTGTTGGCGAGGTCGATGGCCATCTGCGCCTCGACGGACAGGCCGGTAACGCCAGCCCCGGCCAGCGTCTCGGCGTCCATCCCGGCCTCGATCTCGGCCAGCTCGTCGTCACCGAGCGCGTCGATGAGGTCGGCCAGCTCTTCGTCGGACAGCTCGTCGTCATCGGCGGGAGCGGTGCCGTTGCCGTTCGGGGCTGGCGGGGCTGACGGGGCCTGCGCTCCGAGCAGCCGGTCCAGGGCAGCGGGGTCCAGGTTGAGCAGGCGGTTCAGGTTGGCCTGCTGCTGGGCGTTCAGTTCGGGCATGGTCTCCACTTCCTGTCCGGCATAGCTGGAACCGGTGAGGTCGATGACAAGGGACGGCGTATTGGCCGCCTCGACGGTCTGCCAGGCCCCCAGGCCCGGAATGCGCGGGTCCAGGGTGCCGAGCACATGCTGGATCGCGGCGGGGTAGAACTTGCCGTCCGCCCGCTGGTACTGCTCCACGATCCGGGCCGACACGCCCAGGTACGGATTCTCGCGCAGGACTGCCTCACCGCGCTCGGTCGGGTCGAGCACCATCCACAGCCCGTCCGGCTCGGCCTCGAACCCCACGACCGTGCCCCGGTGCCGCTCCGGGTCATTGGTGTGGGTGTTGCCTGCGTCTGCGAGCTGGAAGCTCACCTGGTCGTACGCCTTGTCGTTGAAGGCGTTCGCCAGTCCCTGGAGGTAGTGCGGGGTGAAGTGCAGGGTGCGGCCCTGGTAACTGATGTCGCCTACCGGCAGCACCCGCTTGCGCCAGAGCTTGCTGGACATCTCGATCGCGTTGCCCCGGTCGAACGGGGTCAGCAGGGCTGCGAAGGCACCCATCTGGCTACTTGCCCCCGAAGTTCTGTGCCCGCTTGGCGAACATGTGCGCCTTGTCGTGGGGCCAGCCCTTGCCCTTGAGCTTCTTGCGGATGCTCAGGCCCTTGGGGGTCAGCTCGCCGTCCTTGCTGTCGTCCTCATCCGGCTCGCTGTCCCCGCCGTTGGCCATGGTGACGCGCGGCCCGTCACCGGATGACCGGACTGGCGTGGCCAGCGCACTGATAGCGGGCACCCCGTACTGCGCCATCAGCGGCGTCTGCTCGGGCGGCGGCTGGAGTCCGGTACCGGGGTGACCGGGCGTGGTGGTGCCGCTGTTCCACAGCCCCAGCAGCTCGCCCAGCGCGCCGCGCTGGTGCGGGTGCGGCCGGGCCGAGAGCTTGCCGCCGTAGACCGACCGCCAGCCGTCCTCGTTCCTGATCTCACCGATCAGCGCGCCGCCACGACGGTGCCGGATCGACGCGCCGCCGGTCGCGCTGCGGCTCACCAGGATGTCAGCGGGGGAGGTCACCGGGTAACGCGAACTTGCCATCTCGACGCTCCTGCTGCCCCTCGTGCGGGCAGCAATGAACGCGGCCAGGTGCTCTGGATTCCCGGCTCCGCGCACAGCCAGCGCAGCGACAGCAGCTTGACGTGAGGCCATGACGCCTCCAAGATTCAACGTCTACTTGAAGGCCATCGTAGGCTCACCTGGCCGAGAACGCATGACCCGGCACGGTAAAACTCAGGATTGCTCGTGCTCGTTCACGCTCGCCGTGGCAAAATCCTCGGCTTCTTCCTCGTCAATTCCTGCCTGAACCAGGGCCTCGGTGAGGATGTCGATTACTTCCTGGCGTTCCTCCGGGCTCATGGTCAGACCTTCTTGATGAACTCGACTATGGGCTGGATGATGAACGGCAGCGCAGAGGTGAGCAGGGCGATCAGGTCCGGCACGCCCAGCCGGGACTCGACGTAGGCGGCGATGAATCCCGCCACGGCACCGCCAGCCTCGATGGCCAGCTTCTTTGCCCTCCGCTGGCCTTCCACGGTCTCGTGCGCCGCGTTCGCTGCGGCTATCTTGTCGGCCACGACCTGCTGGGCCTTGGTCAGCACCGCCTGCGCCTTGGCCGTAGCCAGCGGCTCAACCTGCGTCTTCAGGAGCTGCTCGTGGATAAGTTGCTCGCGCCTGGTCGGCTGCACCTTGCCGGATACCTGGAACGCGACCTCAGCCGCCTTGTTCTCGGGTGCGATGTCAGCCGGGATCTTCGCCGCGATGGCTGCCGGGATCTTCTGCGCTTCCTCGCTCGCCGCCTTCTGCGCTTCCTCGCGGGCGATCCTGCGCATCTGCGCTTCCTGCATCCGCTTGATCCTGGCCTGGCGGGACCGGGATGTCACCGGCTCCTGCGGCGGCCTGTACCCGGCCCGAGAGCCGGGACTGCCGCCGCCAATCCACTTGCCGCCCGGACCCCGCCGCTCGTGCATCCAGGCGTCACTGGCCAGCTCGACAAGCTGGCTGACGAGAGTGTCTCCCGCGAGCTGCTGAAGGATCGTGTCCTCGCCGTTCACAGGCCCAGTATCCAGCGTCCCCGCCAGCCTGTGAAGCATCGTGCCCGCATCCTGGATCTCGGTCAGCTCATCACCGGTCGCGGTGCTGGCCAGGCCGCGCACCTGCTGGATAGCGGTCTGCACCCGGCCCGCCGGGTCCTCCCAGGCCCACCGGGCAATGCTCAGTGCCTGCTGTCCGCGTGGCGTCATGCTGCCCTCTCAGCCATCTCGCGCTGCTTGTCGGCCACCTTCTGTATTGCCACGGCCCTGGCCGCGCCGAACGCCTGCTTGGCCGCGCCCTCGGGATTGCCGGTGTTCCACTGGTGGAGGATGGCATCCGCGATCTTCATCGTCAGGTCATCCATGAACGTATTGTCAGCGCGCAGCTTCGGGTCCTTGGTCATGGCGTAGGCGAGCTGCTGGGACATGATCCCGAGCTTGCCAGCCGCCCCCTGGCGGTTGACCTCATCCGTCAGCTCGACTATCCGCGCATGACCGGCCTTGTTGCCGAGATCCTGGATGCCTTCCTCCCTGGCGATCTGCTGCACCCAGTCCTGGGCGTCCTTGGTCTGGGTCGGGTAGTGCTTCCAGCCGTTGCCGTTGGCAATTTCCTCCGGGTTGTCGATGGTCACGGCCATCTCGTGCACGGTATGCCCTGGGAATCGTGGCGTCGGCCGGTCCCCGATGCCTATCTGGTCGAAGAACTCGGCCGCGTGATGGGTCGCGCCCAGCTCGGTGAAGCCTTCCTCGATCTGGGAGATGGCGAAGACCTGGTACGCCTTCTTGTTGTCGGCAGCGGAGCCCTCCGGGACCGCGCCGTGGAACGTCTCATGCAGGATCACCTCGAACGCATCGGGCTGCTTCACGTCACCGGGCAAAGACATGTCGTCCTGGAGCGCCTGGGCCACGTTGGAGGCGACACTCATCGTGCCGTCCCACTCCATCTCGGCCAGGACTTCCTTCTGCTCGCTGTACAGGAATAGCTTGACCTTGCCGTTCCACTCTTCGTGACTGCCGCCGATCGCCTTGGGCACGAACTCGGCCGCCGGGGTAGCCACCCTGGCGACCGCAGCCTTCAGCGCAGGCTCATTCGCCATCGGAGCGCCGACAAACGGGTCAGCCGCCGCGCGGATCAGCTTGTGGAGGTTCAGTTGCTCGCGCTGGCCCCTGGTCCACCGGCCCCGGCGGTCGCGCAGCTCGTCCGGGTTGAAGTGGGGAGCGAACTGGAAGATCTGCCCGCTGATAGTAGGCGGCTCGTCCTCCCCCTCGTCATCCTCGGGCTCGGGAGCCTGGACCGCCTCAGCCTGGGAGCGCCACTGGCCGGGACCAGCGAAGTGGACGGTATCCGGTGTCGCCATCGCCGCTCCTTCCGCTACGTGAGGTGGCCAGTAACCGTCGCCTGTCCTGAAATGGTATGCGCCCCCGATGGCTCTGGTGTACGCACCGATCGCCTCGACTTCCTCGGGGGTGTCCACTACGGCTACCGGGTCGATGTCAATCCGGTTCAGGTCATCGTCGTGGAAGATCCCCAGGTAGAAGCCCCGGCGCTCCAGGGCGGGCCGGAACTCGTCCTTAGCCTGGTCCATGGCCCGGCTGAAGTCGGGGTAGCTGGCGTGCTCAGGGATGCTGATCGAGTGCATGCCCCTGGGCTTGACCGACAGGGCGTACTTGTCCGCGCCCTGCGGCAGCGCTGAGCCGGTATGACCGTCGATCGTGCCGCCGCCCCACGGCTTGCGCACCTCGGCGTACATGTCGCCCTTGATCTCGGGCCAGTACTCGTCCATGCCGTGGATCGGGGAGCTGTCCCGCTTCATTTTGTCGATCATCTGGTTGCCCTTGGCGGCAATGTGCTGGTACTCGTCAAAGCTGACCGGGCGGCTGTTGCCGCGCGCCTCGGCGGCGGTGATCACCGGCCGGACCCGCTGAGACTTCCTCGGGCCTGGCATCAGCGACTCGGCGGCCTTGCCAGCCCCGGTGCCGGGCACCTTGACCCAGCGGCCCTTATCATCGCGGGGCTCGGCCGGGTCGAACCGGAAATCGAGCACCTGGGCGATCAGCAGCTCGTTGGCCCACGACTCGGACATCGGGCCGGTGGTGCCGGGGATCAGCTCGTACTTGTGCCGCGCGGCCTCGGCCTGCCAGCGCGTCCAGGAGTTGCGCAGCATGGTGTTCCGGCCCTTGGACAGCCGCCGACCGCCCCGGCTGGCGGTCACAGTCTCGGCCTGGCCGATGTGCGCCTCGTCCTCGGCCTCGTTGATCCGCTGCTGCCGCAGCCAGGTGATCGCCTGGAGCTGGTGAGGCGAGACCGGCGTGCCCCGCTTGCTGATCTCCAGGGCGGCATCGCGGTAGGTGTCGGCCACGTACTGGTAGTAGCGGTCGTGGCCGATCGGGGCCTTGTCGGCTTCCTTCTTCGGGATGCGCTTGCCCATGGCCACGGTCATCGCGTGCCGGTCGATCACGACCTGGCCGGACGTGTCGCCGGGCTCATCCCCGCCGTACCGGATCAGCCGGGCGAACGCCTTGGTCTTGGAGCTGGAGTTGGCAACGTCGGCAGCCTCGCCGTCGATGGCTTCCTGGGCGTTGCGCTGCATGGACTGGGTGATCATGCCCTCGCCAGGCCCGAGCGCGCGGCCGAGATCCAGCGACCGGTCGGCATTGAGCATGTTGACGGCCCAGCCGGTCTGCGGCGACAGCGCGGCGATCACGCCCGCGTTCTTCTCGATGTCGCCGTGGTCCATCTTCTTGGCCAGGTTGTGCGCGTCGGCGTACCAGCGCATCCCCTGCGCCCGCTCCTGGGCGTCGGAGTCGTCGTAGGCGGCCACGATGTGCGCCGCGCTGACCGGGTTGGCCTGGAAGAACGGGTGATCACCGGGCATCTTGTACGTGGCCCGGCTGCTGCGCAGCCGCTCGGGGTCCGGCTTGACGTAGCCAGCCCCGGTCTTCGTCCACCGGCCGCGCACGTCGCGCTTCTCGAACGGGTCGAACTTCCAGCCCAGCTCCATCGGGATGGCGCTCTCCACCAGCGTGGAGTTGCCGAGCGGCCGGGCCTCGATGCCCATCTGCTGGGCGAACTGGTTGGCGTACGGGATGGCCAGGTGCACCGGCAGGTTGATCCGCTGCACCTCGATCTCGCGTGGCCCGTTGCCGCTGAAGGCCAGCGCCTCATCAGACGCCCAGCGGTGGTGCCCGTCGATCACGTAGTTATCGCGCGTCACCCATATGGGCTCCTTCAGCATGTGCCGGACCTTGGCGTTGCCGCTCTCGGCGGCCTTGGTGATCCCGGCAACGGTGGCGGCGGTGAGCTGGGTCTGGGTGGCGCGCAGGTTACCGGCCGGTACGCGCTCGTTGCGGACGTCGATGCCGTCGCGCCTGAGCTGGGCACGGAACTCGGCGTCCAGCTCGATGAACTTGTTGGCCCCGCCCGCCAGCAGGGCGGCCTCGGTACCAGGCAGGGCCGGGCCGTTGAGCTGCGGCATGGCGGTGCGCGGGATGCCCCTGGTCTGCTCGTTGAACAGCCGGGTGCCCCGCACGCTGATGTTGCCCAGGTCCCAGCCCGGCTCATGACCCCGGCTGTAGCCCTGCGCGGTGGCCTGCCGGTCCACCTCATCGAGCAGCGGCTTGATCTCGGCCGGGCTGTTCAGCCGGACATGCTTGCCGCTCGCCATCAGCGCCACGGCCCGGCCCATGTCGCCCGCCACGTCGATCGGGTCGGCTGCCGTGCCGTCGCCCTGCGCCCGTCCGGGCTGCTCCAGCGGCTTGCGCCCGTCCGCTGGCTCCATCGACGGCACCAGCGGGTCGTAACCCATGAACTTGCCCTGGTAGCCGTGCCGTTCCTGGCCGGGCTCGCTGGGCACCGTCGCGCCGTGCGTCCACCGGCCGCGCGTGTCGCGTTCCTCGTGCAGCCAGCCGGTATGCGCGAGGTCCGTGGTGAACCACTCCAGCAGCTCGGTCATCAGGCCGCCTTGGCGCGGGCCTGCTTCTCCAGCTCGCCCGCCTCGGCCTTGCCAGCCGCCGCCCGGACCTCGGGATGGACGTGCCCGCCACCGCGCGACCAGCGCCGGATCGCGGCCCGCGCGATGGCGTACGCCTTGCCGGGCGGCATGCCGCGCTTCTCGATCAGCGCCTTGACGATCTGCTGCTCGTACGGGGTGTGGCCCATGCCCTTGACGTGGTAGAGCCCCGGCCCGCCGGGCTTGCCGCGCGGTGCTGGCGTGACGCTCAGCCTGCCGGTGTTGGCGCTCAGCTCGGTGGCCATCTGGACCTGCTTGCTGCGGGCCTGGGCCAGCACCGCCTGCGCCTTGTTGTGCTGCGGCCCGCCCTTGCGCAGCTTGCCGTACAGCTTCTGCTTGCGCGTGTCCCCGCCGAACACCTGCGTGAAGCCCTCAGCCTCGCGCTTGGACAGGTGCCTGCCGAAAGGGCCGGTGATACCCGGCACGCCGGTCATCGCCCGGTTGCGCTCAGCCTGCTTGCTGACGTGGACCCCCTTGCCGCTGCCCTTGGGAGCGAACAGGTTCTGGAGGCCCTTCGCCTCACGGTGGGAGACGTGGCTGCCGACCATGGCCCTGGCAGCCGATCCGGGCTGGAACTCCCCGTGGCTGAGCTTGCCCTTCTCACCGGGCATGCCACCGCCCATGACCCCGGCCGCGTCCCGCAAGGAGCGCCTGATCTTGTCGGCCTCCAGCTTGATCCAGCCGTGCCGGTAGCGGAAGGCCAGCTCAATGGCGTTGTCTATGTTCTCCCAGGAGTACCCGATGGTGGTGGTCAGCTCGCCGGGGTGCCTGACCGTGGACGGGTAGTAGCCGGGGCCGTGCTTGATGCCGGGCTGGCCGGTGCCGATGGAGCGCGGTGCCCGCCAGCTCTCGTCCTGGGCGTAGGTGCCCCTCGGCACACCGGACAGGCTGCGGCGGATGCCGACGACAACGGCATGGCTGCCGGTGCCGCGTGTCGCGCGCTCCGCGACCGACAGGTGCACCCGGACGCTCTTCATGTCCCGCTCGCCCAGCGCCCGGCCTGCGTTGTGCAGCGCGTTCGCTGCGATATCGCTGGTTGACCGGACAGATTCCGCTGCTGCCATGATGGCCCGGATGTGGCCGAAGTCACCGGGCTTGCCGGTGTAGTCGAGTTTCTCCGACCGGGCGTGGTGGCCCGGAGCACCGCGCCGTGCCTGCTCCGAGACGCCCAGCGCCCGGACCAGCCCGGCCCGCTGCGCCATCCGCATGCTGGCCGTGTTCCGCATCATGCCGGGGATGCCCTGCCACCGGCCCCAGCGGTCGCGCGGCTGTGCCGGGTTGAACGCCAGCTCGACCGCCCCGCCGTCCTCGTTGGCGAGCTGCCGGATCTGGGTGGTGAGCGCGGCGATCATCTGGGTGATGATGGCCGCCGCCTCCTTGACGGTAAGAACATGCCCCTTGGCCGGGGCCTTGCCAGCCGGTGCCCCGGCCTTGGCCTGCTTAGCCGACGTCGCCGCCGCGCCCTTCTTGGCAGGGGTCGAGCTGGCCGACTTGCGGTGCACCACGGCCTTGCCGGTGGCTGCCGCCGTGGCTGCCCGCTGGGCCTGCCGGGCGGTGAGCTGGTTATGCTCCAGCTCGGCCAGGATCTTGCGCAGCGCCTTGATCCTGGCCGCCAGCGCGGCCTTCTTCTGCTGGCTCGCGGTCGGCGGCGGCTTGCCCTTGGCCGCTGGCTGGCTACCGGGCGGGGCGAACTGGCCGCCGGTAGCGGCACCGGCTCCTACGCGGGGCTGGGCCGGGTTGAACAGCTCGATGGCTAGCTCAACTGAGCCCCAGCCGGGAAAGGGGGCGGCCCCATGGGGTTGGAGTAGCCCATCGGCGGGACCGCCGACCCGGCCTGGAACGAGCGGCCGATGCTGCGCGCGATGGCCAGCGCCTTGTTGTGGCTGTGCCCCTTGGCCCGCGCTGCCCGGTAGATGCGCTGCTGCCGGGCGGCTTCCTTCGCTATGGCCTTCGCCTTGTTGCGGCCCATCCCGGCGGCGTACTTGCCCGCGTCGGCGCGCTCATCGGCCAGCATCTTCGCCCGGCTGGTGGCCGGGGGCCTGCCCTTCGGGCCGACCGTCTTGGGCTGCGTGCCGTTCTCGAACCTGGCAGCAGCACGCTCGATCCGCTGGACCAGGCCCGGCCCCTTCTTCTGCCGTGTCTCCAGCGGGAAGCCAGCGCCGCTGGCAGCAACCTCGGCCGCCGACCCGGCGTGCCACGTCCCGCCGAGCTTGCCCCTGTTCGGCATGCCCGGAAAGTCGCCTATGACCGCGCCGTAGTCTGCGGCACCCCTCCCCGGCCTCACCTTCGCTGCTGCTCTCCTGGACGCGAGAGTCCCCTTGAATGCAGCGGTACTGCGATTGGCTCGTTCCACGGCTGCCGTCGCGGCCCGCTGACGCGGAGACACGCTGCCGCCGCCGTCGAGCCTGATCCAGCCGTGCCTGAAGCGGAACGCCAGCTCCAGGGCATCGAGCTGACTGGCGTGCTTGCTGCCGAGCTTGGCGAACCCCTTGCGCCCGTACTTCTTGCGCCCGATGTACGCGGCCAGCGCGCCGGGGTTGCGGGCACCGCGCTTGGCCAGCACGCCCTGGAGCTTGGCGAAGTTCTTGCCCGATCCCGGCTTGGCCCCGGCGAAGGTGGCCAGCTCGATCGCGTGCAGGTGCGTGTCCCAGCTCGCGGCGACGGCAACTGGCGGTGCTGCTCTCATGGCTCTCTCCTGATCCCGGACGTCGCGGCGGTGCTGGCCGATGGCGCGGTTGGACCCGTGCACGTCCTCGATGTCCTTGATCAGCAGCAGGTGCCGGTGCGCTTGCTGCATCATCGCCTTGCCGCGCATGTGCCCGGCATCGTCGTGCACCCCGTGCCGCCGCAGTTGCAGCGGCTGGAGACCGAAGATCGCGGCGTTGACGTGTCGCTGGGCGCTGTGCGTCCGGCCCGAGTCCAGCTCGCGCGCCGCGTCCTGGAGGTGCTGGTGCACGTCCATCTCGGGGTAGGAGGTGGCCATGTTGGTGGCCAGCTTGCGCAGCCCGCTGCTGGCGCGGGCCTTCATCTCCCCGGTGGCGATCTTCCGGCTGAAGACGTGCTCGGGCTCAGGTCCCGGCGGCGTGGTCACAGGCGGGGCGTCAACGCCGATCGGCCGCTGGTTGTCTGCTGCTGCTGCCATGGTCTCACGCTGCCTTCGCGTATGCCCTCTCGGGCCTGGCGCTCGGAAGCATTCTCGCACCGATGCGCGGCGGTCCCGCGTAGCACCGGCAGTGCGGGTGCACCGAGCCGGGGTAGCCGATCAGCGGCGGCGAGCTGGCGTAGAAGTTCGCCCCGTTCGCGGCGCGGCAGTCAGCACTGGTCCGGGAGTCGAGCACCGTCCGCCAGCCGAGCAGGTCGCCGTAGTTCCACGCGGCCATGTCCACGTTCATCGCGGCCTGCGCCCGCTGCCAGATCGCGTCCCGGTGCTGGCCGAAGTAACGGCGCTCGCGGGCCATCCCAGCCGCGAGCGCCTGACGGATGCCCTCCCCGCGTGACCGCGCCTCAACCACGTCGCTGGTCAGGCGCTTGCTCGCGTTCAGCGCGAACTGGGCGCGGCGGATCAGGTTGGTGCGGCTGGCGTTCAGCGTGGCCGAGCCCACTGCGCCAGTCTGCTCGGGCGGCATCTCCATCACCACCATGAGCGCGATCAGCATGGCCCGGCGGTCGATCTTCCTCGGCCTCAGCAGCGCGGCGACCGCGCTGAGCGCGGCGGCTGCGGTGACCGCGCTCACCAGGGCGGTGGCGATCACCGCCACCGCAGCGGCGTCCTGTCCGGCATCAGAGGGAGGCGGCTGCGGCGGCGGCTGCTGCGGGGTGCTCACGCCAGCCGTCCCGGCGGCGGGGTGGACGGCGGTTTAGCAGGCGGTGTCCGCTGCTGCGCCGCTGCCAGCGGCTGGCCGGGCGGCGGTCGCATGGAGGCACCTTGCGGCCTCATGGCCGCACGGTTCGCAATGGCGGTCGCGCCCGTCGCCAGCCCCTGGAGACCGCCGAGCGCACCGGCTGCCTCGGGCGGCATGCCGGGCGGCGGCTGGGCCTGGAGCGCCTCGGCGCGCTGGGACATGGTGGACACCAGCGCCTGGTGCACCTGGTCCACGTCGAGCTGGAGGATCGAGGCCATCCGCTCGGTGATCAGGTCCACCACCTGGATCGGGATGTGCAGCGCGGGAGCCGCCGCGATCTGGCCGAACAGGGTCAGCAGCGCCTGCTCCTGCTCGTCCTGGAGCGGGCCGAACTTGGCCTGCGGGAACGCGGCGTCCGGCCCGAAGTTGAGCACCGTCAGCGGCATGATGATCTGGTGGGAGTACGCCTGGGCGATCTCGGCGGCCACGCCCTGCCGGGACTTGAGGTAGAAGCTGGACTGGTCCTGGCTCAGCGCGTAAGAGCCCTTGCCGCCTGTTGCGCTGGAGGTCAGCGCCATGAACCCGGCCAGAACCGAGTGCACCTGCCAGCCCTCCAGGAAGCTCAGCGCGTCATTGAAGAACTTGCCCGAGTCGGCGTTGTTCTCCATCACCTCGAACGCCTTCTGGCCCTGCTGCGGCTGCTCCATCCCGACCACGCCGCTGCTCTTCAGCGCAGCGATCGAGTCGGCGCGGTCGTTGGCGGTGGGCTGGTCCGGCCCGTAGACGACCACGCGGGGCAGCGCCTGGGTCTCCAGGAAGTGGTACCAGAGGTAGAGCAGCTTCATCTTGGTCTGATAGCACCAGTAGCTGACCTCCATCTCCGATGCCCCGGTCAGCGGCTCGCGGTGCTTGCCGTGGGTGTAGATAAACGACCGGACGTGCGGGATGTCCACGTAGCCGGGGACCTTCTGCCGTGCGGCCTGCGCCATGAGCTGCCCGCCGAACAGCCAGACCTGCTGGCGGAAGCCGTGCGGTGCGGCGGTCCTGGCGTTGTAGCGGGCCTGGCAGGTGGCGCTCGGGCGGAAGCCGATCTTGTCGTAGATGATCTTGCCGTCGCTCTCGCGGATCTTCCAGACCTTCTCGAAGAACGCCCGCCGGTAGATCTGGCCGGACGTGATCTGGCCGATCAGGTCCACGTTGGGCGTGCTCATCCCGCCCGCGTGGTCCGGGGTCATCAGCACGGACTTGGCCAGCTCCAGCTCGCCCTTGTCGCCCTTGGCCCCCGCGATGTCAAAGTCAGCCTCGCGGATCGGCAGGGTCAGCGCGGCCTCTACCGCAGAGCACAGCCCGTCCCGGCTGAACATCGTCTTCATGTCACGGCTTGACCACTCACCGTAGTCAAAGACATCGCCCTCGCCGTAGTAGGCGAACAGCCGCTGCCCCCAGTCGAACGAGGTGCCGATCTCAGGACCGAGCAGCTCGCGCCGGTTGGTCTTCAGGTCGGGCAGCTTCAGCACCTGGGCCAGGGTGCCGTTCGCGTTCTGGCTGGGAGGCATCTAACCGCCAATCGCGCCGGTTGGGGCTCTGGCCGTTCGGCTTCTCGTCCTCGTGCGGGGCGAAGCTGTCCAGGCCCCAGTCTCGCTCTTGATCGTAGGCCCCGTTATGCGCCTCGGCCAGCTTGCGCTGGGCTCGGGTGGCCTGCGGGTCGGTCAGGACGCCTGCCAGCGGCCCGGTGACGTCGGTGCCGGTGTCCAGGTCATCGGAGCGCAGCCACTCCCGCTTGCCGCCGGGGACCGGCGGGCCGAACCAGGTGTCCAGGAACGGGTAGCAGGCCCACACCAGCGAGTCCAGCCGGTCGGGGGAGCGCTCGCCAGCCGCCCCGGTGAAGCTGCACATCTGGTCTTCCAGGTCCACGAAGCGCTCGGTGTCGGTGTGCCAGACCTTCTCCCCGCTCTGCGGGTCGGTGATCTGGTAGGTGACCTGCTTCTGGCAGTGCCGGACGATCTTGCGCTCGTACAGCGCGCTGACCGGCTCGGCGCGGGTGCGCTTGGCGTGGCTGGCGTGCACCTCGCGGTAGCGGACCCGGCCGACGTCCTTCATGACCTGCTCGAACGTGGCCTTCAGCCACTCCCCGCCGTGGTTCTGCTCGACCACCAGCGTGGCGTCCAGCTCCTGGGCCTTCTTGATCACCCGCTTGGCGAACATGACCGGGCTCTCCTGCCCGCCCCAGCTCTCGATCACGTACAGGTGCGGGTCATCGACCATGCCGCGTCCCACCACGGTGTACGCCTGCTCGTCGCTGTCTTCCTTGCCATCGGAAGGGTCCACGCCGATGAAGACCTGGGTCAGCCAGGGCGGCCCGCCTTCCTCGTCCACGCCGGGGCTCAGGCAGGACTCGATCAGCTCGCGGGTCCACAGCGCGTTGGCGACGTCATCGAGCAGCTCGCCTTCCAGCTCCTGGCGCTCCAGCCGGGTGCCCTTGGCGCTGCCGACCACCGTCCGGTAGAACGCCTCGGACAGGTTGGCGATGTTGTCGATGGTGCGCAGCCGCCGGGTGATCACGCCGCCGTGCTCGGGCTCGTTGCGGATCAGCGAGCGGATCAGCTTGCGGGCTGACATGCTGACCTTGGGCGTGCCTGTGGCGATGATCTTGGAGACACCCTGGCGCACCGCGTACTTGAGTGACTCGCCCCAGGCCACCTCCCACTTCTTCCACAGCCCGATCTCGTCGCACCAGGCGGCCCGCAGGTTGCGGCCCTGGATGCGCAGCCCGCCCTCGTCGGCGCTGTCCACGTAGATGATCAGCCCGGAGTGCAGCACCACCTGCCCGTAGGTGCGCCAGGCCGACCGGACGATGTTGGAGCGGTGATCCTTGACCTCGGCCATCGAGGTGCCCAGCGCCCGCAGGATGCCGCTCTCGCCCTCCACGCACTTGGTCCAGGCGTCGGCGTAGGTGGGCGCGATGATGCCGTACTCGCCCTCGGTGTCGGTGTCGTCCAGGATGATGTCCGCCAGCCCCTGAGCGCCCGCACGGGTCTTGCCGCTGCCGCGCCCGCCCTGGAGGTAGAACACGCGCCACGGGTCGGGCAGCGGCGGCAGGATCTGCTCGGGCCGGGCCACGCCAGCCCGCCACCGCACGCGCGGGTCCTTGACCGGCTGGCTGAGCCGGGTGTCCGCCCACTCGGCCAGCAGGCTGGTGTCGGCCTCAGCGACGGTCATCTCAGGTCACACACCACGGTCTGCCCAGGACGGATGACAGCCGCGATCCAGCATTGCGGGCATGCCTTCCTGCACCAGTGGATCAGGTCAGGAAGCGAGCTTGACGTGCTCGCGGAAGACGGCACGGGCGGGCTCCATCTTCTCGGGCGGCACGCCAGCCTTGGTGAACGCCAGCGTCAGCGCGCGGTCGAGCATGTCGAGCGACTGCTGCCGGATGCCGACCAGCCGGGCGTCCAGGTTGAGCTTGGCGATGGAGATCAGCATGGTGCCCAGCCGCTCCATGGCCCGCTCGTACAGCACGATCTCGGCCCGGACCTGCTCACCGGTCCTGCCGCTGTAGCGGTACTGGGCGGGCTTCAGCAGCGCCACCCGCTCCCGCAGCATGTTCTTCCAGGCGCGCATCTCCCCGGCGAGCTGCATCAGCTCGGCGTAGGGGTCCTGGACCGGCTGGGCCTCGGCCAGCTTGCTGCCGTACTCCGCGATGATCTCCACGGCACGCTGCTCGGCCCCGCCGTTGATCAGCCGCAGCGCGGCAGCCCTGGAGGTGTTCGATCCGACGTTGGCCCCGTGGTTCTTGCAGGCAGGCGGATCAGTACCGGCCACCGCGTAGTAATGGCAGGCGTCCGGGGTGCCGAAGTCCTGGCGGCAGCGGCGGAAGCTGGTGATGGCCTCGGCTTCCTCTAGCAGCTCGTCGGGCATGTGGTGCAGGCAGTACTCCAGGCCCTCGACCTCGACGTTGCCGCAGTGCTGGCCGTCCCGGCGGAAGCCGGTGCACAGCGCGGTGCCGAAGCCGGGCGGGGTCGGCGGGATAGACGGCATGACCCCATTGTGCACGCATGACGAAGGCCCCGCACGCAGGTGCGGGGCCTTCGCAAAGCCGCCGGATCATTCCGCCCCCCGGTGCGGGCGGCGGCGGCTAGTTCCTCATCGCCGGGCGAGGCCGGTGGCCCACACCTGGATGTTGCTGTAGCGCGGCTGGATACGGTTCTGGAGGATCGGGTTGCCCCTGATCAGGCGCAGCGAGCAGACGCCACGGATGGTCGGGAACACCCACTGGCCGGTGAGCAGGTAGGTGCCGTTGCCGATCGAGTTGCGGAACAGGCTGCCGACCGGCCCGCCAGCGAACCTCCACACGCCGAGCTGGTTGACCGAGGCCACGCACAGCGCGAGGTTGACGCTCGGGAACGCGATACCGGTGTGGGGCACGTTCACCCTGCGCAGCAGGCCCGGCAGGCTGAACCGGGAGAACGTGTTGGTCTGGACGCCGAGATCATCAGAGCCGGTGCCGAAGACCGGGCCGTTGGCGATGACGCGGTTCTGCGTCACGACGTTGCCCACCGTGGTCTGCTGAAGCACGAACTGCTCAGGCGAGCAGCGCAGCGGGTTGACCACGGGGCGCGTCGGCTCGGGCGTCGGCGTGTTGCCGTGCCAGGCCGACAGGGCGATCGGGCTGCCCTGGTCGGTCGGGGTGTCGGTGGGGGTGAAGGTGATCGGCCGCTGGTTGCAGGTCTGCGGCACCGGCCTCGGGGGCGGGGTGAACGTGTGGGTGAAGGACGGTGACGGGCTGGGCGTGACCCCGGCCGACGCGGAAGCCGCGCCCAGGCCGACCGTCATGCAGGATGCGGCGGCTACTGCTAGCGCCACGTTGAGCTTGATGGACATTGTTGTCCTTTCATGCAGTTGTTACCTTGGCTGACCATGGACAGGCCCCCCCTTGATCAGCGAGGCAATTTCCAGGTCATCGTGATCCCATCGTGATCGTTGGCTCGGGACGCACCGGCTGTCCCGCACCCCGACATTACACGCCCCCCAGGGGGTGTTGACACGGATTCGATCACGAAACGATCACGAACACTCACAGTGAACTCTGAGCCTATCTTGATCCGGCCCTCACCTGAAGCGCATCGCCATCGTCGGCTGCCAGCCGCCCGGCCACCACCTGACCCAGCCGACGCGCGTCCCGCTGTCGTGCGCACCGAAGCTCATCAGGTGCCAGATGGTGGCGAACTCGACGTGCCCGGAGCCGAAGAACAGCAGGTCCCCGCGCCGGGCCTCGGACAGCGGTATCCGGTACAGGTGCGGCCCGCCGCCGAGCATCGAGTAGGTGGAGTGCGGCACCGAGATCCCGTGCTGCGCCGCCGCCCACACGACTAGCCCGCTACAGTCGAACGCGCCCGGCCCGGCCGCGCCGTAGGAGTACCAGTCACCGGTACGCGATTCGGCAGTGTTGAGGATCGAGCCGCCGAGGCTGCCGCCCGAGGCCGACGCGGCGGGTGCCAGGACGCAGACAGCCAGGAAGCAGGCTGCCAGCAGGCCGAGCAGGCGAGTCACCCGTGACTCAGTTGCTCTACGATCCGTTACCGTGTCAGCACCCATCGTAAGGGCTCCAGTTCGACTGGCCGCCCCGCGCGATGGCGTTGAGGAAGACCCGGCGCTGCTCGCCTACCGAGGCGTGACCGAAGCTCCCGGAGCTGCCGCCGTACGCCTGCCAGGTGCTGGCGCTGAACTGATAGAGGCCGTAGTGCCCGCTGGCGTTCATGATCTGGGAGTTGCCGCCGCTCTCGCGGGCGATAACGCACCGCTCGAACGAGCCGTTACCCGAGTAACGGGAGCCGCTGTAGACGGAGACCCGGCGGTAGGTGCGCCCGGCGTGCCGGTAGCTGCTGGCCCCGCCGTGGTAGACGCTGTGGTGCAGCATCGAGCAGGGCATGTCCATCCCGTCGCCGTCGCCGTCGCCACACTGATCGTGGTGTCCGTCCCACTGGTCGTGGTGCCCGCCGCTGCTGACATACGCCGTGGTGGCCACCTGGTGCCAGTGGTGGCGCGGCGCGATGGCGAACCGCAGCTCACCCGGCTTGTACACGCAGTCGATGGCCAGGAGCTGGCCCACGGTCAGCACGTTGGCGTTGTACGCGGTCAGGTGCTCGGCGCGGCTCTCCGCGTAGATGCCGGTCCAGTAGTCCGCGTGGCCGTGGCAGGCGTTGACCGCTACTGATGAGATCGACTCGCCAGCCGTCACCTTGTGCAGGGCCAGCGCCCGGTCAGCGCCCTGCCGGGCCGAGGCCAGGACCGCCCGCACAGCCTGCCGCATCACCGAGCCGTCCCGGCTGGTGTGCAGATCCGGGGCATCTTTCGCGGGTACTGCCGCGTGAGCTGCCTGGGTGCTGACCAGGGAGGCCAGCAGGGCGATGAGAGACAAATATGCCCACCGCAGATGTTTGATCGCGGCGGGCAGGTGCGCGTGTATGCGCTGCATGTGTACCCTTTTCGCAGAGATGGCCGCTTCCAGGGGAGGATTTCCAGGTCTCGCCCCTAGTCGCGCTTGTCCTCACCGACGATAACAAGACGGTCTCAGGCTGTCAGCGTTTTCGGCGGTGACATGCGGGAGCCCAGGACCCGCACCTTGCGGGCCTGGGCTCTCGTCAGTTCCAGGTATCTGATCGCATAGGTCAGCAGCCTAGACCGGTGTTCTCAGGCCATCAAGCGTGTGCCCACCGGCACAGCTTGGCGATGCACCGCCCGTCGTTGTGGAAGAACAGGCTGACCTGCTCCGACGTATCGCAGGCAGGGCACCGGTCATCGGGATCATCCCCGTGATCGGCACATGCCGCGTGCACGTTCAGGACCGGCCAGGCCCGCCAGCCGCCGCAGGTCTGCGTGCCGTCCCCGGTGTGGTACCAGGCAGGCACCGTGACCAGCACCTCGCCGTCCCGCACGAACCCGGTGCAGTCCCGGATGCGCCGTCCGCAGCGTGCGCAGCGGCTGATCAATGCCGCGACGGCCAGAAGAACCCGGCCAGCCAGAGCACCACTCCGAGGGTGAAGTAACCGCCGCCGGTCATCATCAGCACGCTCCCGGTCATGATCAGCGCGCAGGAGATGGCGAAGCTGCGGCTGGCCACATGCGCCATCAGGTACTGCCTGAACGTCGGCGGACGCTCGGTCTCAGGCGGCACCGGTGCCGGTGCTGGCGCGAGTATCCGCAGCTCATCGCACCATTTGCACAGCTCCGCGCCCGCCGGTCCCTTGACGTCGCCGTCATCGAGCCCGCACTTCGTGCAGGTGCCAGGCTGCCAGCCGCTCTGCGCCTCCGCGATCTCGCGGCGGCGCGCTCTCAGCTCGGCCTCGGCGGCGTCCAGGCCCATGACCTGCCTGATCGCCGCGTCCTGCGCCCGCATGTGGAAGTGGAACGGGCACTGGCAGTCCGGTCCCTCGGAGCACTCCGGGTAGATGATGCTCCGCGAGATCATGTCGCCGGTAATGGTCCCGGCCACGATGTTGCCGGTGGTCCAGTGGCTCTCATCGCCGTGCGGGTCGGTGCGCCCGCACACCGGGCACATCCCGGCGTTGATCTTGCGCACCGCCTCGCGCAGTGCTTCCTCGGCCTGCTCTTCAGGGGAGCCGGTCATGCACGGTCCCTCCCATCAGCACGTCCTCGGTGACGATGACCAGCCGCCAGCCGCCCGGCGGCAGGTCGATGCTCAGCCTGACCGGGACCTCGAACTTCTCGGCCGGGTCGATGTCCTCCATGTGGGGCCACAGATCCGGGTCGCGGTAGAGCATGCCCCGTACTGACGGGTGCACCTCCAGCCGCAGGCCCTCGGGCAGCCTGCGGCTGATGGGCGGGCCGTATTCCTCGGTGAGCTTGCTGGCTATGGCCTGCACCAGCTCCTTCGGCGCTACCGCGTCGTCCACTGCCTGTCCTCGCCCAGCACGTAGTCCCGGCGCTGGCCGTCAGTCTCGCGCAGCACCGTGCCCGCTTCCTCGTCCTTGCAGATCACCATGGCCATCTGGAGGTTCAGCGCCGTGACGTGCACCGTCTTGTAGGTGGCCTCCATGGAGTCGATCTCGGCCTTCAGCCGGGCGACCTCGGCGGTCAGCTCCCCGATCTGCTCGCGCTGGTAGCTGAACACCGAGTCCGGCACGATCCAGGCGACCACCTCATCGTCCAGGTAGACCTGGGTTGTCGTGCCCGCGTGCTGGCTGGCCAGCAGGGCTCCCCCGACCGGCCAGCCGTGGCCCGTCTTGATCCGCAGCTCAGCCACGGGTGGCCTCTCTCTCGACCAGGGCGGTGGACACATGCGCCATCAGCGTCAGTATCTGGTCGGCGTCCTCGATAGAACCCCGGCTGATCTCCTTGCCCTCGGTCGCGTCCTTGTGACTGGCGTGCATCCACTCCGCGAACGCGGCGAACCGCTCCGGGTCGTTGTGCACGTACTCGGTGGTGAAGCTGCCGATCGCCAGCGCGGCGGCGCTGCGCATCTCGCCGCCGTCGATGCGCGGCACCACGAGCTGGAACTCGGACAGCGCGCCGCTGTGCCGCAGCAGCCGCGCGCCGACCTCGGTCACCGCCGCCTCGGACAGCTCGATCACCGTGGCGTCGATCCTGCTGGCGTCGAACGGGACCTCGGCCGTCTTCGCCAGCTTCTGGAGCTGCACGATCAGCACGGGGTCCTCGCGGATGAGCTGCATGGCCAGCACCGCGATCATGTGCGCGGTGCTGGCCTGCGTGGCGTCCTTGCTCGCCATCAGCCGTTCTTCCTCTCAGCGACGGCGGCCTGGAGCCGCTCAACGGCGCTCTTCTCGCCGGGCAGCAGCGTCATCTGCTTCTCCACGCGCGGCAGCACCGCCTTGACGTCGGCGGCCTTGACCATGATCCAGCCCTCGTGCTCCCAGGCATACGGCAGGTCCATCGTGCCATCGGTGAGCCCCGCGTCCAGCTCGGCCCAGGCACGGGTGAACGCCTCGGCCGACTCGAACTCGCGCCGGGAGCCGCCCTCGGCGTCCTCCCAGTCCTTCACGCGGTCCCTGATCTCGTCGCGCAGGTCGTTCGCGCTCGGCTGGTCTGTCATGACGCACCGCCAGCCGCTTCTGCCGCCTCTGCCTGCGCGGTGCGCGCGGCCTCCTTGAGGCTCCGGTACGTGCGGGACTTCAGGAACGCCGCCAGCTCATCGCGGGTGCGGTTGCGCTCGCTGATCAGGATCTCCAGTGCCTGGTACTCCGGTGCGGTCAGGCGCGGCATCGCGGTGCTGCCCTGGTAGCCGGGGATCTGCTCGGTCTTGCCGTTGTGCTGCCAGCGGACCATCAGGTTGCCGTTGGTGGCGTGGATGCTGGTCACCGTGCCGTTGCGCGGGCCTCTGTCGGTGACCTCGGTGAAGTCCAGCGCGAACGGGATCTTGATCTTGCGGGTCTTCCTGACCAGCTCGGCGTAACTCGCGGCCTTGATGATCTGGCTGGAGCCCTGCTCCACGCCCAGGTTGGTGACGAACTCGCCCTCGCCGTTGATGCTGACCGGGTAGCTCTGACCGGCTACCTCGACTGTCAGGTCAGTTTGCATTGCTCTCTTCCTCATCGTTGACCCGCCGGATCTCAGCGGGGGTGTTTACACAGTACAGCGTATCGTGGCCTCATGACATTCCCGCTCGGCTACCCGCAGGCGGCGGGTCCGCCCGTGCTGCTGAAGGCCCTGCGCCCGCTGGTCCGCTGGACCCAGGCAGGCCCCCAGCCGCCGGTCCCGCTGAACGGCATCTTCTGGGCGACCGCGAAGCAGGCCCCGCTGCTGGTGGCAGGGAACCTGGCCGTGCCCGCCCCGCCGGGAACCCCGCACCCGCCGCCGGAAGAGCCGCTGACCGTCAACATGGTGCCGGGCCTGGCATCCGGCGTCACCAACGCCAGCCGGTAATGTGGCTCGATCCACAATTACCCCGGCGGCGGCACCACCGGTTCCGCGAGATCCGGCCGGTGGGTGTGCGGCGCGATGTACGCAGCCAGCGAGGCCAGCACCCAGGCCAGGATGATCGGCAGGTTCTGCTTCTGGTCGGCGGTGAGGTTGTCCCGCAGCCACGGGATGATCTCGATCAGCAGCCCGGACAGGTACCCGGCGGCCAGCGTGGTAATGCTGCCCGCCGCCACCTTGGTCTCGATCCCGCTCATCAGTCCGGCGGCTTCGCTTCGTAGGCCCGGCTGAGCTGGTCGCGCAGCAGGTAGCCCTCCAGCGCCCAGATCTTGTCGCGGGCGTGCGTGTAGGCGACGTCCCGGCCGACCTGCTCATCGAAGTTCTCCGGGCTGACCGCCGCCGAGTCACCGGTCACCGTCGAGCCGTTGACCAGTGTCAGCGCGCAGACGGTCACCGTGGTGCCGGGGAAGACGTAGAACTGCTCGCGCACGATCCGGGAGGTGACGTGCTCGGGCGTGACGCGCGGCGCGGTCAGGCCCTTGTCCTGTATGGCCTGCTCGATCTGAGCCTCGCTTCTCTCGCTCATCGCGGCCTCTGCTGCTTGCTGTTGCCGAGCTGCGCGGCCTGGCTGAACATCGCGGCCTCAGCCGGGTTGGCGGGCATCAGCCCGCCCCTCAGCTCCAGCCCGAGCGCGTGGCTCCAGCAGACCGGCAGCGCGCCGAACTGCGGCACCACGGTGCTGATCGCGTGGGTGACGGCGATGTTCAGCTCCTGGCCCTTCATGCTCGGGGCCATCGTGACCCGGACAGCCGGGGCATCCGCATCGCTCACCGACGCCTGCCGGACCAGCTCCTGCTTCTCGGCCACGACGTGCTGCTTGACCAGCATCACGCAGACCGCGCACCACTCCCGGCCCGGCGGGGGCTCGGGACCGTCAAAGTAGATGTCCGCCATGGGGCTCCTTCCGTGTACTCAGGACCCTAGCAGCCGGACTCGACCCGCAGCCTGTCCAGCTCGGCAATCAGCAGCGCGTCCCCGCCGTTGGGCAGGGGCCGGGTGACCACGGCGTAGAAGTGGCACCAGCGGTCGTTGTTCTTCTGGATGTACCAGGACGACAGCACCCATACGCCAGCCGTGCCGAGCAGCAGCGCGGCCAGCAGGATGGCCGTGCCCCAGATCAGCCGCCTGGTCTTACGGGGGACGGCAGCAGCAGGCACCGGCTCCTGTTCCGCCGTCTCGCTCACAGCGCGCCGAGCTTGGCCCAGGTAGCCGGGCCGACCACGCCGTCAGCGGTGAGCTGGTGCGTGCCCTGGAAGTGCTCGACCGCAGCCGTGGTGGCCCCGCCGAACGCGCCGTCCGTGGCGATGCCCGCGTTCGCCTTGTTCAGGTCGTGCTGCATCAGGTGCGTCCACGCGCCGGATGATCCCGCGCGCAGCACCGGGGCATCTCCCGCGATGATCGTGACCTGCGCGCCGGGCCTGGCATCGCTGCCGATGGCGGGGCCGGTGGCGGTGCAGATCTGCGCGGCCTTCTGGCCAGCGGCGGCGGCCGGGACCAGGTGCGCGGCCAGCAGCCGGTCGTGGCTGGCTCCCGCCGTCTTGCCCGCGCAGTCCGGCACGGTGACCATGCCAGCCGGGGTGACGTGTACCGGCACGGGTCCGGGCAGCGGCGGCGGCGCGCTTCCGCCGACCATGGCCGCGAGCTGGGCGAACGTGCCCTTGTAGGCGTTGGCGTCCACGGCGCTGAACCCGCCCGTCCGCATCGTGGACGAGTACTGCCAGACATCGGGCGACATGCCGCCGTAGCTGTTCCAGCCCGGCCCGCCGTCGCTGTAGCTGGTGTACGCGCTTGAGACCAGGTGCAGGCGGCGCTGGATGAACGGGTTGAGCGACGGCGACCCGAGCTGCTGCCACCACCAGCGCGGCAGGTACAGCATGTTGCAGATCCCGCCGTGGCTGCGCAGCCGGTCGCAGAAGGCCGCGCCGTCCCCGATGCCGGGGTGCGAGCTTCCGGTGGGCTCCAGGTCGATCATGCAGGGCAGCTTCCCGGCCCGGCTGAAGTAGTAATCAGCCTGGCCAGCGCCGTTGCCCGCCGTCAGGAAGTGGTAGCCGAAGAAGTACGCGCCCGCGTTCGCGGCCTGGCCCTTGAAGCGCTGCCAGTACGGGTTGGTGTAGCCGGTGCCCTGGGTGACCTTGGACGCCACGGCGTGCCAGCCGTTCAGGTTAATCCCGGCCTGGAATGAGCTGATGTCGATGTAGAAGACGGCCACGGTTCCTCCTAAGACCGGCGCGGGGGCCGGGTCGCGGTCAGCACCGCCAGCTCCGTGGTGTGCCGGGCTACCGCTTCCCGCAGCTCACCGGCCTCGGTGATCAGGGACTCGATCCTGGCCGCGTTGGCGCTCGCCTCGGTGGCGGCGCGGTAGATCGACCGGGCCAGGGACACGATCAGCCCCATGCCCGCGCACAGGCCGCTCAGACCGCCGATCCAGATGCCGGGGTGCATACCACCATGGTGCCCCAGGAATCGCACATCGGCACGCGCCGCTTCATCCCGTCCTGGTCCGCGATCCACTCAACCGCCGGGATGCTCACATGGTCCGGCCCGGAGTACGGGCACATGCACTCGGAGCAGGTGCAGTGCCCGATGAAGGCCATCGAGCCCTCATCGGCGGTGGACCGGACGCCGCAGTGGTGGCCGCAGCCGGGGCTCAGGTGCTCGCCGGGCAGCGCCTGCCGGATGCTCATGCGTGGCACCGCTCCCGTTTCCAGCAGGTGACCGCCAGCGGGTGCGCCCGCCAGCCGCAGCGCTCCGGTTCGGTCCAGGGCCTGGTCCAGGTGCACGCCACGAACCCGTGACCGGTCTCGGGCTGGCGGCAGGCCAGCCCGAGCTTGTGCCGCAGCCAGTCCATCAGCCGTGCGCGAGCGGCGGCGGGGCTGGCTCGAACGGCGGCGGCATGACGTCCCTGGCTACCGCCATCTCGCCCCCGCCGTGCTCGTAGTGCTGGACAACCAGCGCATCGCCCAGGAACGCGCGGGTCTCGTCAATGCAGGAGCCGCACAGGTCGAACGGCTTGTACTCGTCCTGGCTGACCACCTCGCCGCCAGCCCTGGCGTGGAACTCCGACAGGTGCAGGTGCCCGGTGCGGTAGGCGCACTCAGCGCCGCAGCGGTCACAGAAATGCCTCGTGCTCATGGTGCCCTCATCTGTATAGGTCCGCGAGATGCCCGATCCGTGAGCATCAGATCCCGGAAATATTCGTGATCGCCTTCGGGTCGGCCACGACCATGCCCGCGCGGGCGTGCTGCTGGAGCCGCAGCACCCGCTGGTGCTCGGCCGCATCCTCGCGCGCCCAGCGCTCCAGCACCCACTGGATCGCCTGCGCGGGCGTGTCGGCGTCCATGATGATGGTCGAGCGCATCGTGGCGGCCAGGTGCCAGTGCACCTCGGTGCCGCCCTCGATGGTGCGCTGGCCCCAGCTCGCGCCGGGCAGGTCCCGGCTGGCGTACAGCCGGATGCCGCCCTCATCCCGCCGCACCCATGTCAGCAGGCACTCGGGCTTGCCGTTGCTGACCGGGACGGCGATCTCGTTGCTGGCGATGTCCTGGTACTGGGTCATTCGATCACGCGCCTCTCTGGCTCCCGTGCGAAGTTCGCCGCGATGTCCTTCATCGCGTCGGTGTAGCCGGTGTCGGCCCACGGCGCGGCAAATGGCGGCAGCTCCTGACCGGCGTCCTTGCGGAGCTGGAACGCGGCCCCCTTCAGGAAGTGGTAGACCGCGTGCGCGGTCGGGTCGGTCACCAGCTCGCGCGGCATCTGGCGCTCCAGCGCGCCCATGGCGCGTTCGAGCAGTATCGCGTCCGCGACCATCCGCTGGTGGTCTGCGCAGGTCATCAGAATCCTCCCCCCTGACTCGGGCTAGACGGTGACGCGGGAGACGTCACGCCAGGGATCGGGTTATCCGTGCTCGGTGACGCATCACCTCCCGTGGCAGATGGCGGGACGTATCCCGAGATACCGGGAATGTTGGCGGAGCCAGACGATGGCACGCGGTTCGGCGTCAGGCTGGGTGAGGGTGTGCCCTGCGGCCGGGCAGTCGGCTGGTAGCTAGGTTGCACAGTGACAGGCGGCTCAGTGACGTAGTGCGTTGAGGCACGCGGCACCGGGGGCCGGATCGTGGTGTGGATGACCTGGGCGGGCGGCGTGATCACCTTCACCTGGGCTGGCTGCACCGCGTAGTAGTAGACCACGGTCGCGGCCATCCCGAGCAGCACCGAGCTGCCCAGGACCGCCAGCAGGAGCTGCCAGCCGCCGATGGGCCGCCACTTCTGCCGCCACCTCTGCCGCCTCATCCGTGCCGCCGGAAGAAGTGATGGCGGTAGCGCTTCAGGGCGCGCTTGCGCACGGGCCAGGTCCGCAGGCACAGCGGGCACTGGACCCGCTTGTGGCTGTAGGCCAGCGGCGGCATCGGGTCAGGAGCCACCCAGGTCAGCGTGCGCAAGGGGCTCCCTCCGTATGTAGCGGGCCAGCACGACCGTACCCGTCGCGTCCCAGCACAGCGAGCACCGCCAGCCCAGCTTCGTGCGCTCGGCCTCATCAGCGTGGGCCTCGCAGGCGTCACTGGGCGCGATGTGCTCGCTCGGGCAGCCGATCCAGATCCGCACCGTCGCGGCCATGCGGCAGCGCCTGGTGCCGTGGTAGACCACGCAGGCATCATCGGTCTTGCGGTGGTCCGGCCGGTTGTCCCAGTGCGGGTACAGCCCGCCGCCGGTAGCACGGTCCAGGGCCTGCTGAAGCTCGGTCTCCCGGTTCTCGGGCAGGGTGAGCATGCCCGGCGGCGGGGTGTCAGGATCTGTTAGCGGGGTGCGGCGGGCCGGGGTCCGGGAGAGCAGTTCCTCGTCTATGTCCCGCTGATCGGGTTTGCCGGTGCCCGTTGATCCGCTCATGAATCAGGTGTCCTCGCAGGTAGATGCGGTAGTCCGTCAGTCCGCCGAGGTACAGCAGGAACGCCTCCAGCGCATCCTGGCACTCGGCCTCGCTGGTCGTGGAGACGATGATCATCTACAGCGCCTTGATCAGCACGGCGAGCTGGCTGAACGTCCACTTGATGCCGGTCCCCACGCCGCTCATGAACGGCTGGCTGCTGGTGCCGGGGGTGCTGATGATGCCCACGATCCAGAACACGATCAGGACCGCCGCGATGGTCAGAGCCGCCGCGAACACCTTGATCGCGCCGGACGCGATATCACCCATGGCCCCATCCTGACTCGGGCGGGGGCTCGGCGGCGGCTGCCAGCCCCGGATAGGTCCGGTCGATCTCGGCCATCGCCAGCGCCCCGGCCTCGCCGCACAGCGACTGGGCGGCGTCGGGGTCCGGGTCATTCTCGGCCATGTAGCTGCCCACGGCGGCCTGGACGGCTGCGCGGCGTCCCAGCCAGCCGGGATCGTGCTCCCGGTCGTGGCTCGGGCCGTAGCCCTGCTCGATCTGCCGCCTGCGCTCGGCCAGCACAGCCGACGCGCCGCGCCAGGCCCCGCGCTGACCCAGCCAGAGCAGGTCGTGTATGGCCTGCTCGATCGTCCCGGCCATCTGGTTCGCGGGCTTGGCCTCGCCCATGGTCATCACTTCCTCATCGTTGTGTAAACAGCATAGCGCGGCAGAAGGCCCGGCAGCGCGGGACTGCCGGGCCTCCTTGCGTGCTTACGGCCGGATCACGACCGTGGAGAACAGGTCCGTCAGGTTCCGGGGCTGGCGCTTGACCTCAGCTCCGTAGTACGTCGGGTTGACCTGGCTCCCGCTCGGGTTGCTGTACACAGGTTCCTCTCACTTGCTCGTGCCGAACACCACCGGGTCAGGCGGCTCGGTCTGCTTGTCCTCGGGCACCCCGGCCTGGGAGACCTCGCGCCAGAGGCGGGCGGCAGCAGCGGCGTCCTTCTTGCTGCCCATCAGATGGGCTTGAACTTCGGGAACAGCCAGACCTGCGTGAACGGGATATTGCCGCTGGAATGCAGCCACTGCGTCCCGCGCCCGCTCCCGGCCTTGTTCGGAGCGGACAGCAGCCTGCCGCCGTGCGCCTGGATGATCGTGTTGTAGATGCCGCCGATGTGGCCGAGCAGGGTGCCTCCAGGGGGCAGCTCGATCCCCCGGCCGCAGTCGTACATGTGCGCGTAGTGGAAGACCTTGCCCTTGATCTTGACCGTCTGGGGCACCGCGCTCAGGCAGGAGCCGGGGTTGGCGGCCAGGCCCATGACGATGACGGCCTTGTACCGGGCGACCTTCCAGCGCTGGGTGGCGTTCAGCCTGGATGTGCACGGGGCCAGGTTCACCCGCGCGCCGGGGTGCGTGCTGGCGGCGGTCAGGCACGGGTGGTGCTGCTGGTCGGCCGTGATGTGGCCCTCAGCGACGGACGGGGGCGGTCCCGGCTTGGCGGATGCTACCCCGCTGGTGAGACCGGCCGCCAGGGCGGCTGCGAAGGGGATGGCCACGAGCAGCGTTGCTCTGTGCTTCACTGATTTTCCTTCCTTATCGTCGTGTACTCACCCCGATGCTAACCCAGCCGCCTCCGCTTCGCAGCCAACTTCGGTGACCTCCAGCTCATCCCAGCGGGCCAGCCGCATGAACATCGGGTCATCGGGCCGGATCACCATCAGCCGGGTCAGGTCGCGGCGGGTGGTCTGGACCGTGCCGTCGCTCTGGAGGTAGCCGAGCCTGATGCCCCGCTCGGTCAGCGTCTCATTGGCTGGCATATTGTTGCAGGCCAGGTCAACGACCGTGAAGAAGCCGGTGATGTCGGTCTTCAGCAGGTCTCCCAGCCACTGCATCGTGGCCTGGACCGCGACGGCGGGGAACTGCACGTCGCTGCCCTTGACCGTGACCAGCTTCATGACCGCAGCCACCGCTCGACCTGCTCGGCGGTTCGCCCGCCGCCGGGCGTCAACTTCAGCCCGAGCCCCTCGTACGACAGCAGGCCCCCTTGCAGCATCTCGGTGATCACGCGGGCCAGCTTGCTCACGTTGATCGTCTCGACCGTGCTCACCTGGTACAGGTCGGGGACCTGCTGCGGCGGCTGCGGCGGGCTGTCCGCATCGCGGGTCAGGTCCATGATCGGCCACTGATTGCGCTCTTCCTCGCGCGACGGCAGCCAGCCCTCGGTCTCGGCCTGCCAGCCAGCCGGTATGCCCGCCTCGCCCTCCTTGAAGATCTGCGTGGCCAGGTCGCGGGTCTCCAGGTCGCGGCTCAGCCGCTGCGCTGACTTGTACGCGGCTCCCTGGAGGATCTGGATACCGCTCAGCCGCTCGCGGAACTTGTCCGGGTCATAGCCAGCCTCGGCCTCAGCCGCCCAGCCCTCGATCATCGCGTCGGTGATGATCCTGCCGTCCTTGGTGCGGTAGACCTCGGGCAGCTCAGCGGGCGGCAGCAGCCAGTCCTCGGCCTCGGCCTGCTCGGCAGCGGGCTGTTTCACCGTGGCGTCGTCGTTCAGCTCGCCCGCGTAGCGGAACCGGATCACCGGCCGGGAAGCGCCGACTGAGTACTCCATGCCGCTGAAGGTCACCGCGTACTGTCCGGCCGGTAGCTGGCCGGGCAGCCCGTCGATCTTGATCTCGCAGTGCCGGGCTGACTCGATGTCCTCGGCCGTGATCAGCTCGGGGTCGGGCACCAGGCCCTCGCAGCCGGTGTCGCCGGTCGGCTCGGTGCCGTGGCGCTCTTCGTAGGTGTCGCTCATCGTGCCGCCGCCTCTGTTCCCTCGGGCGCTGGCGGCGGGGTGTAGCCCGTGCCGCCGCGCAGGTGCTGGCGCTGCGGGTGCCGCGAGCGCATCAGCAGGTCGCTGACCGGCGCGGACATCGAGATAGCCGCCAGCTCGTACCGGCCGGTCGGCCACCGCTTCCGCAGGATCTGCGCGGCGGTCTCCAGCACCTCGGCATCGCCTCGCAGGTCAGCGGGGCTGTCCATCGTGTCCATGGCGTTTCGTCCTCCATCTGTGAATGCGCTCAGCCAGCCGCGACAGGTGCGGCCTCAGCGCGAGGATCAGCAGGATCAGGATGGCTGCCAGTCCCCCGATCCACGCAGCGTGGCTCATCGCTCATTCCTCATCGTTGCCGTGCGGGTGCTTCTCACCCGCCTCCGGTGGCGTAAACAGACCAGGCGGGATGGGCATTCCCGGCAAGATGGGCTCGCCCGTCCAGGGCGATGCCAGCATGATCCCGTGGACCGGGCACTTGGCCTGCGTGGGCACGCGGGACCGCCAGCGGTAGGCCATCCGGCAGGTGCACAGGACCGGCGCGAGGAACGCCACCAGCTCGATCCGCTCGGCCAGCATCGCCCGCTCGGCCGCGTTGACGGCCTCGATGTGCGCCCTCTGCTCGGGCGTGAACTGCGGCGGTCGCTGCTGGCCGAAGAACGCCTCAAGGTCGGGGATCTCCGTCATGCGCGCCTGCTGGCGTGCCCGAGCTTCTTGCGGATGCGCCGCCGCTGGGCAGGCGTCTGGGCGCGGCTGGTCGGCCCGGACGCATCGCGCAGGCCGTAGCTCGCCAGCCGCCGCTCGTAGCTCATCGGCAGCGCCTGGCCGCGCTTGCGCATTGGCGGCGGCTCGCTGTACGTGACCTTGATGTTCTCGGCCTCGGCCTCGGGCTCGTCCTTGCGCCAGTGCCGGGTGATGATGTCGAGCACGCTGCTAGGCATGGGCTGCGTCCCTGGTCGCGGTGTCGTAGGTGTCAGCGACCTGCCGGGCGTAGAACCCGGCCAGGGCTCCCGCTGCCACGGCTGCCGCCACTATCAGCACCATCTTCATCTTCTTCACGCGGTATCACTCCCTCATCGTTGAGATGCGCCCGCCACGCCGCGACCGCATCGCGTGCCAGCATACGGGCTCTCGGCCCGGCCAGGATCTTGCGCTCGCCGCGCGGGTAGCAGGTGCACGTCACCGCGAGCGGCGCGGTGGACCGCCGGGCGCGGTTGCTGTTGCCGGTTCCCCAGTAGAAGATCACCAGGTCATGGCCGCGCGGCATCAGGTCCGCCGCCGTCCTCGCGTCCGCTGCCGGATAGCCCGCAGTCCGGGCATGTCCCGGAACCTGATGCGGTTCTCGATAACGTGTATGCCTACGCGCTCTGACCTGGCCCGCTTCAGCAGGAAATCCTGCTTGGCCTTGCCTCTCACCGCGCCTCCCTCTGTTGGATCGTGTTGGTTCTCACGTTCCGTGATTACCCCAGGTTACGGTGCGTCCGTGCACCGGCCGCGCAGCAGCACGCCCTCCAGGCAGCGCATCATCGCGCCGGGCCTGCCGCAGCGGTCCATGCCGCGCAGCGGGGCCTGGCACGTCTTGGGGCCGGGCATCGGGGGCGCGGGCTCGTACGGCTCGGCGGCTCTCAGACGCTCACCAAGGCGCTTGCGCTCGCTCGGGTCCAGTGACGCGAGCGCATCGCCCAGCGGGCCGTCTGGGACCGCCAGGGCCGCGCGCAGGCCATCCTGAGCCAGCCGGGCATCGACCGGTTCAGGCATCGCCAGCCGCCTTCTGCGCCCTGAGACGGTTGATGTTCTTCTGACGCAAAGCGTCTCGCATAGCGTGCTGAGCCAGGTGGTTCTCACGGGATCGGCAGTCCTTGCACGAGCACGCCAGGATGACTTCCCAGGTGACGTGGCAGAGGCTGCAACGGCCCGCCTCGGTCCCGTCGTACGCGCAGAGGCCCGAGTGCCTGGGACAGCCCGTGGTGGACGTCTGAGAGCCGCTCATGCCGGGTGCTCCAGGTCGGCCTGGATCTTGCTCATGCGCCCGGCCTGGCCCTCGATCATGACCGTGGGCTCGACGTCGGCAGGCTCGCCCTCGTGCTCCGCGAACTCAGCCAGCCCGTCCCAGCATTCCACGAATACCCGCAGGTCAGCCATGGTGAGCCAGCCCTGCTTGGCCTCGGTCACGACGCGCACGGAGGTCTTCGCGCTCACTCGCCAGCCGCCGCGTCGATCTTGGCCTGCTCCCACAGCGCGGGCCAGTCGATCGGCTCGGGCGGCGGCGCGGGCATGATCATCGCGTGCTCGGGCCGCAGCCCGCCCCTGATGCCGAGCGCGGTCATGATCATCGTCAGCTTGTGGTCGAGCAGCTCCAGCGTGACGGGCTCGGGAGCGGGCAGCGCAGGACCCGCCCAGTCGGGTGCCGCTGCCACGGCCTCGGCCATCCCCGGCAGGGCGTCCTGGGCGTAGTCATGACCGCTCGGGTGGCGCTCGATCGAGGCGGCGAGCTGCTCCGGGGTGACCCCCGCGTCGGACGCGGCGGCCACCAGCCGCTGCTGCCGGTACTCGCCGGTAACAACCTCCCACGCCTCAGCCAGCCCCTGCTCCGAGTCGAGCAGTCCCCGCTGTCGCAGGTGCCCCTCTATGCTCACAGGACTCGACAGACGGGGCTTGTCGGGGAGGTCTTTCCAGTACCTCGCAACCCATCCCACCTGGTCTTCTCTGCTCCGCTGGTCCATCAGCCACGCGCTAAAAGTTGCCATGAGTAACCATCCGCTCCCTCATCGTAGTCGTGCGGCCCGGCCCCGCCCCAGGGGAACCCCCGCAGGGCACCCAGGACGGGGCCGGTCCGTGCCCTCCACCCTACCGCCTGAGTACACCGGAAGCACCCCATTCCTTCAAGTTCTAGATGAGATCCTGGATTCCTCGTTGCGGGCGGGCGTGCCTGTCTCTCTTACCCCTCTCTTTTTCTTTTTCTCTAGTCCATAAAGGTATAGAACGGACACCCGCACACCCGCTACACCCGCAGACACCCGCTGTGTATTTCCATCCGCAATACCCGCACACCCGCAGATTCTGTGTTTACACACCCTAGATTTGCGGGGGTACGTTTTGTACCCACGCAGAGGAATTGACGCCATCCTGGATGAATCTAGACGGCGGTACGAGCAAGATCCTGCGTGACTTCGTGTGCGTGTCCAGCGGTCTCCTGACCGTCCAGCCGTTGGCCGTCAGTGCCGCCGTGCACCGGTCGAGCCGCGAGCTGACGAGCCGTGGCGTCCACTCTCTCCCGGCTAGCTGGGGGAGCATCAGGAAGGTCATCAGCTCCCGTGAGGTGCCCTGCCACGGGGCCGTGATCCGCTCGGTGATCAGCCAGCTCACCACATCATCATCGACCAGCTCGGAATAGCTGCGGGACTGGCCTTCCTTCCACGCCGACAGTGCCTGCGTGCCCCACATCGCATCGCACGCCGTCAGCACCCGCGCGAAGTCCGGCATAGTCTCCCCGCCAGGCGCAGTAATGTTCGGCAGCATCGCCATTACCCTGCACACCATGTCGAACAGCCAGCCGAGCGCGGCCGGGTGCGCCGCTGACCACGCGGCGTCCAGCTCGGCGTCACCGAGATACCGGTCAGGCGGCATCAGCTCGTGCACCGCTGCCCTGCGCACCAGGTCACCCCGGATGCTCATCTCCACGGTGTTGATCACCACGGATACCGGGTCGAACCGCATGGCGAACAGCTCGGCGTCCTTGTAGAGCTTGCGGCTCGCGTAGCTGTCACCGCTGGCCGCCCGGCAGATCAGGTCCGACTGGTAGTGGCTCAGCCCGCTGATGTTGTCGTGGCCGATGCAGTGCGTGTTGGATGCCAGCGCCGCCCAGTCCTTCGGGTCCTTGGGCATCTGGGCCATGAAGCCGCCCAGCCAGGCCACCGTCATCTCGGTGGTCCGGGTCTTGGCCGTTCCCGGCTGGCCGGTGAATATCTCCGCTGGCAGCGTCACGTCCGGCATGCAGGCCATGATCCGGCAGGCGCAGTAGACCGCCTTGGCGTCCCAGTCGCGCAGGTTGACCAGGGCCAGCGCGGGTCCGGCTCCTTCCGGCGTGCGCGACGGCAGCGGCAGCTCGACGTTGAACGCGCTGCGGCGGAACAGCGCCACGCCCTGCGTGATCATCCAGCCTTGCGGTGAGCACAGCACGACCGCGCCGTCATCGCGTCCGAGGTCGATGGCTATCCGGTTGTCGCTGGTCCGCGCGGTGCGCAGGTGCGGTCTGGCTTTCGGCATGGTTCCCGCCTCGCCCCTGATGATGCCCATGACCGCGCCCAGCGTGGTGTCGCTGGTAGTCATGTCGAGCAGGTTGTACAGATGCGATGCCAGCCGGTCCCGCAGGCTGACCGCGCCGTCCAGCGGGATCGCTATGCCGGGCACGGCCTTGTCCACCACGTAGGGCTCACCGCCAGGCGATGCCCCGAGCGCGTAGTTGTCCTTGAAGATCGCCAGCAGTGCCCGCTGCGCCGGGATCTTGGCACCGGTCGGCGCGGCCTTGGCTACTTCAGCATTCCAGGCATCCCCCAGCGCGGCCATCAGGCGCTCGCCACTGAGTACACCGTGACAGATAGCTGCTGATCAGCTAGGATCATCATCGTTACGTGCTCCTGTCTCCGCAGGGGTATGGCCACGCAGCGCCTTGTCCAGGGAGCGCCGCGAAGGCGTTGACGGCGCGGGCCGGTTCTCAATGCGACTTGGGGACCAGCCCGCCCGTTCACACTAGCCCCGTACCGGCGCGTAGGGCAGGCCCGGAGCCGGGTGATCTTCACGGATCGACTCCGCAGCACTCGGCCAGCCAGCCGTCCTCGGCCTCGTAGAACCGGATCAGCTCACCGGCTGCGTACCGCGCGCCGCAGCCCCGGCAGTACCCGTCATACCGGCTCAGTATCCAGGTGCCCAGCCCGGAAGAGCGCTGCACCATCCGCCACAGCGCCTCCCAGTCATAACTCAGCGGCGGCAGCCGCCCTGCGCGCCCGTCCATCCATGTACGCCCTCCACCGGGCCATGTGCACGTCCTCGGTCGGCTTCCCTACCGTCTTGCCCGGCTTGGGCACGTACGCCACGCACCGCTCCCCGGCCGCAGCCCCGCAGGCATCGCACCCGACCGCCGCCCGGATGGTCGGCCGGATGCCGGGGTTACGCCTGCCCATGCCCCGCCTTCCAGGCGGTGAACGCCATCCGCTCCTTCTGCTCCTGGTCCCGGATGAACTTGCGCGCCGATTCGACAGACACCAGCACCTCACGCCAGGGGTAGTCGATATGGCTGCTGGCTTCCCAGATCTCCCGGATGATGCTGAGCACGATCTCCGAGACCTCCAGGTGCGTGCCGTACCGGCGGTAGAGCGAGCACGCGGCCCGGTACATGGTGCGGTTGCGCTCCCCGACCGGGATGCCGGTCTTCACCAGCTCCGTGATATCGGGAGGCGGATCAGCAGCCCCTGCCTGCTGCTGATTCGCCGGGGCGCTGCCCAGCCAGCCGCCTACCCAGTCAGGAGCCTGCGGCGCTGAGCACGGGCAGCCGCGCTCCCACGTATAGGGAACCGGGATCTGCTCAACTCGCTCGCCATCCAGCCCCATCGGCATCACCAGCCGCGCGCTCGGGGCCGCGATCACCAGCCCGCCGTCCCCTTTCGCGTCCACGCCCGGCAAGATGCCCGGCCTCTCGGGCACTGCCGCCCAGGCAGGAGTCCGCATCCAGATGTGGTAGCCGCCAGACGGGGTGCGCGCCAGCGGGTAGCTGGTCAGCTCCGTGACCGGTGCTCCGGTCAGGAACTGCGCTAGTGACTCGATGCCGTTGTGCTCGCCCTTGACGTCCAGGTCGATAACGGCGAGCGCGGAGACCTGCCCCGTCGCAACCCCGATGCTCGCGGCGGGATCTTGCGACCACCACTCGCGTATCTGTGCCGGGTCAGTGCTGGCCCAGTGCACCCCGCCTTGCGGCGGGAGCATCCGGTGCGGCTTCTTGCCTCCGCGCTCGCACGGGACGACAGCGTAACCCCACGAGGCGTACCGCAGGGCCGCAATGCCGAAACCGATCGAGCGCGCCTCATCACCAGCGGGCATCCCCCACTGATGGCCGCAGCCGCTCACCGGCTCTCCATCACGCTGGCCAGGCGGTCTACCGCCTTCGCCAGCCCGTCGAGTGAGTCGGACACCTCGCTGAGCCCGGCGTGCACTGCCGAGCCCGCATCAAATACCGCCTGGCCGACCGGCACACTCAGGTTCTGTCCGGCGAGAGCCATGGCGATGCCCTCAAGGAACTGGAGGTTCTGGTTGAGGACTTTGCCGATGCCGTCTAGTGCCTCGATCTGCGTGGTGCTCGCGCTGTCGCTCATCACTGCGCCGCCCGCTGCGCCTCGGGCGTCAGCAACTTGGCGAACAGCTCATCGAAACTCAGCGGCGAGGTCTGCACCGACGCGACCACGACCCGCCGGTTGAACACCTCCACCAGCCCGAACGTGTAGGTATCCGCGCCGAGCCGGTACATGCCCTGCTCGACCGCCTCTGCGGAAACCTCGTACTGCTGGCCTTTCAGCGGGCCGTCCAGCCAGACCGGTGATGCCATGTCTCTCCCTCATCGTTGCTGTACTCACCAGCAGCCTACCCCTGGTACGGTCGGGAATGCGGCGTAAACACCCGGTGTTGACACCGCTGCGGCACCATCCCTGCCGCGAACGATCCAGTGGTCTACCGGCGAGAGCAGGTGACCAAGGAAGGGGTAAGCATGCCCCGTAGTAACAGCACCGCCATCCCCGACACCAACGGCAGCCCGCAGGCGGCTGCCGTTGCCCTGGGGGTCCTCGCCGCATACGCGGACGAGGGCTACCTGAAGGAAGACGGGACCGGCATCGACACCGCCAAGGTCCGGGCCAAGATCCTGGAAGTCGTGCGCGAGCACAAGGTCTTGACCTGGAAGGACCGCGCTACCAAGGCGATCCGGCGCGGCGATGTGGTCAGGGCGGTTTTCCCGTCCCTGCCAGCCCCGCCGGACGGCTTCTCCGAGACCGAGGACCCGCAGCTCGCCAAGGCGGTCTGGGGCAAGGTCTACGGCGATATGTGGCTGCACCTGTCGGTGAGCGCGACCAGCGCTCTCCAGCAGCTCGTCGGCGCGTCCATGGGTAACGGGTACGTGCTGGTGAGGACCAGCCTGGACTCGCCCCGCCCGGACGCGGTGTACATCACCGACGACCGGACCTGCATCGACCGCGACCTGCGCAAGCCCGAGAACGACGCGGCCGAGCGCAAGATCAGGTCCGTGCTGGCGACCGTCTCGATGCTGGCCATGCGCCAGCCCGAGAACGCGAAGCACTATGCCAAGGGCGGCAACGATTTCCTGCGGCACCTCCAGGTGTCCGGCCGGGATCAGATCGCTCTCGCGGTCGCGTCAGCCAGCGGTAACGGCGACGAGCCCGGCGACGAGCCCGGCGGCGACGAGTAGAACCGGGAGAAGGTGAACGGGGGCGCGGGCAGCGATGACCCGCGCCCCTGGCAGCTATGGACATATTCTCAGATGACCCGCTGGTCCAGGAAGCGCGCAGGCACTCGGGCCGCATCGTCAACGCGATGGCTGGCCTGGCCGGGCTGATCCAGTATGCCTGGGACCGGCGCTATGACCGCGTGCTCGGCTACGCGAGCTGGCAGGCGTACTGCGTCGGTGAGTTCGGCAGCGGCGAGGTTGCCATGAAGGCCCGCCAGATCGTGGTCTCCCTGCTGTCCGACGCGGGCATGTCCCAGCGCTCGATCGCAGAGCAGACCGGCGCATCCCAGAAGACAGTCAGCCGGGACCTCTCGGCGGGTGAGTCATCCGTGACTCAGTTGAACGACAATCAGCAACCGGAGGTGACGCAGAGTAACCCGCAGACCGTGCGGGGGAAGGACGGACGAGTGCACCCGAGAGTGAAGCGGCCGAAGCCGACGCCAGCCGCGATCGGCGCGCTGCGCAAGGAGATCGAGAAGCGGCTGAAGGCCGGTAAGAAGACTGACTTCCGCCAGCTCATGACCCAGTTCGAGATGAGCCAGAGCGTCGTGCAGACCCAGATCCAGGTGGTCAGGGCGCTGCTGGAGGACAGGAGCCAGCGCCCGGCAAGCCGGACGCAGACCTGGAACGGCAGGTCACGCACGGCACGGCAGAAGGAGATCAAGCTCGCCCGCACGGCATCCGACGCGGCGAACTACCTCAAGATGATGGATCTCCAGGCGGTGATCTGGAGGCTGTGCGCGGTACTGGAGAACTTCCATATCGAGGACATGCCGCTAGACGAGCACACGCTGCGGACGATCACCGACCTGCTCGATGACCTGATCAGCCTCGGTATCTGGCACAACCGGACGCTGACCGCCGTAAAGGGCTGGGTCGGCAGCGCCGACCGGCGGCGCAGGATCGAGCAACTGCGCAACGTGGATGGCCGACTGCCCGAGGAAGCCAGGGCATTCCTGGCGATGGCCGACAAGCTGGAGCGCGAGCTGGCCCTGACGCCAGCGGAGTGAAAGGAGAAGATCATGGGTGAACGCCCGAGAGGCCCGATGCCGGGCTGGAGTCCGAAGGGGGACTTCCAGGCCGCGCTGCTGGCCGACATAGTAGACCGGCTGAACCAGCACGACCGCGAGGGCACGCTGCCGCGCTCCCCGCGAGGGCTGTTCTACGACCTGCGCCCGAGCGGGTTTGGCCGGGGCATCACGTACACCAAGTACCCGGCCATGCGGGTGACCGCATCCGGGCAGAAGCGCAAGGTCAACCCGATGGACGCCAGCGTTGCCAGCGTCCAGGAAGTGCTGGCACTCGCCCGGCGGGCCGGGATCATCAGCGAGAACTGGATTGAGGACACCCGCGCGCCCGTCCCGGCAGTGCCGTCCTACGATGACGGCGAGACCGCCGAGAGCCTGGCCGCATCGCTCGCGGACTGGGTGCGCAACCCGTCCCTGGAATACAGCCCGCAGGAAGGCCAGGAGACACACCTGGAGGTACTGGTGGAGGCCGCTGGCCTGATCAGCCGCCTGGAGCGGGTGGCCGCGCCCTACGGGGTGCCGGTCTACTCCGGTGGCGGCTACGACGGCATCAAGGGCAAGCGGGCGGCGGGCAACCGCGCCGCGCGCCGCGACGTGCCGACCGTGGTGCTGCGGGTCAGCGACTACGACGATCACGGGCTGGCACTGGCACGGGCGTCTTCCGAGGACAGCATCGCCTGGGCCGAGCGGTACTACGACGCGGAGCCCGGATGGCTCTCGTTCGAGCGCATCGCGCTGACGCAGGACCAGGCGGCGGACGCCGACCTGCTCGACCAGTTCGGCAAGGCCGAGGCGGACGGGCTGCCGGTGCAGGTGATGGACCAGATCCTCACCGACGCCATCGAGGGCTACCAGGACCCGGATATCCGCCAGGAGAACATCGAGCGCGCGGCCGGTGAGCGCGAGCGCGTTCCCGCCCTGGTGCGAGAGCTGCTGAGCCAGTCATGAGTCGCAGGCACAAGATGCGGGCCAAGTCCGGCAAGCAGCTCGCGGAGAAGATCCGCGCCGCCTGCCCGGACGCGGTGATCGTCCTGACCGGGAACGGCCACCTGAAGGTGACCGGTCCCGGCGGGACCGCGTTCATCCCGAGCGCGCCGCCGGACACCCCGAGCGCCCGCTACGAGACGCGCAACAAGCTGCGCTCTCACGCGGGAATCGTCATCGCTACCTGAGCGCCTGCGCATCCGCCCAGGCCAGCGGGAAGCTACCGGTCAGTTATCCTGTTTACAACGAGCATGATGACGATGATGAATAAGGTGCCGAGATGACGCTAGTGGTTGCCGGACGAGAAATCGGGGGCGTGCTGGCCTGCCCGCCGATCTCGACAGCACGCAGGCGCGGCCGGTGGTTCGTCCTGGAGCTGTACGCGCTGGATGACGGCGGCTGGCTGGTGCACCGCACCGGCATGTCCGTGATCTACCACCGGGCGGACACGCTGTGCCAGACCAGGACCGGTGCCCAGAGCGGCGACCCGGCCCGCCTTGATGACCTGCCCGACGACGCCGACCCCTGCGACGTGTGCGAGCCCGAGTACCCCGAAGACCTGCCGGACGAGCCGGGCATCATCCGGTACGAGTTCCCGAGGCATAGCTGGGATGAGTGCGAGACGCCAGCCGTGGTGAAGATCCGGCTGACCACCGTCCGCAGCCGCGACGGCTCGGTCAGCGAGTTCACGTCCAAGCCAGTGGACCGGCTGCTGCGCAGCGCGGCGCTGGCTTACCCCGAGTTCGCGCCGCTGCTCGCAGCATGACGTAGGGTGTAAACGCCCCGGCCCGCGCTCACCCCCCAGGCGCGGCCGGGTGCTCAACGATGAGGAAGCACTGATGAACGAGCCAGCCGAAGACCCGCGAGAGCACTACGCGGTCCTGGTGGTGGACCTGCCGCCGACCGAGATCAAGTGCAAGTGCGGGGAGCGGTTCTGGGACGATGACCCGATCGGGCAGATGAAAGCCCACATGGATGAGCTGAACTGATGCCCGGCAAGGGGCCGCTGAACTGGTCCACGTCGGTCCCGGCGGACAGGACCGCGATGGAGTGCATCGCCATCCTGATCAAGCACGGGGCGAGGAACGTGGGCATGTCACTGGGCGAGGACCGGGTGCCGGACGGGCTGGATTTCGTGGTCAGCACGCCGTGGGGCCTCCAGCAGTACTCGCTGCCCATCAACATGAGCGGCACCGAGAAGGCGCTGAAGAAGGCGTGGCGCGAGCACCGGATCGAGCCCCGGTTCGCCACCCCCGAGCACGCCCGCCGGGTTGCCTGGCGGGTGATCAAGGACTGGCTGGAATCCCAGCTCGCGCTGGTGGAGGCTGGCGTGGCCGACCTGCCGCAGGTGATGCTGTCGTTCATGAAGGTCAGCGTGAACCAGACGATGTACGAGGCCGTGGTCGAGAACCAGATGCGGGCACTGGAGCAGGGCTGATGTACGAGTGCCCGTCCTGCGGGGCGAAGGGCCTGGTGCTCCGGGCCATGTCCGATCCGGGCAGCCCGTACCGCCGCGTGATCTGGCGGCTGTGGTGCGACGGCCCGGAGCCGCACGAGTGGATCGCCATCGCGGGCACCGTGATCACGATCAGCAAGGAGACCGGTGTCCGGCGCTCTGGATGACGTCACGCTGCACCTCGTCAGCAACCTGGACGAGCTGTGGGCCTGCGCCCGGTGGGCGGGCGAGCGCCGCGACGGGCCGCTGTTCGCGGACACTGAGTCGGCTGGGCTCAACCCTCACCATGACCGGATGCGGATGGTGCAGCTCGGGGACACCCGGCACGGCTGGGCCTTCCCGAAGGGCTGGTGGGGCGCGGCCATCGAGCTGCTCACCCGGTACGCCGGGGCGATCGGCTTCCACAACAGCCCGTACGACTGGCGGGTGCTGAAGATCCACGAGAACGTCACCCCGCTGTGGCACAAGACCGAGGACACGCTGCTGCTCGGGCACATCGCGGACTCACTGCGGCTGGCGGGCCTCAAGCCCAGGGCCACCCAGGAAGTGGACCCGCGCGCACTGCGCGGTGAGCAGGTGCTGAGCGAGGGCATGAAGGCCCGGCACTGGACCTTTGATGACGTGCCGGATACCTGGGGGCCGTACTGGATGTACGCCGCCCTGGACCCGGTACTGGCCGCGCACCTGTGGGCCGCGCCGAGCTTCACCCGCGCCCGGACCACCTACCGCGAGGCGTACGACCTGGAGCGGGCCACCGCCCGGATCTGCGCCGGGATGATGCTGACCGGGATGCGGCTGGACCTGCCGTTCATCCATGACCGGATCGCTGAGATCGAAGACTACACCGGGCGGGCCTCCAACTGGCTGCGGGCCGAGTTCGATATCCGCAACCCCGGCTCGACGCAGCAGGTGGTGGCGTCCATGGAGGCGGCCGGAATCCCGGTGGAGGTGTTCACCGAGAAGGGCAACCCGTCCCTGAACAAGGAGGCGCTGGGCTATTACGGGCTGGCGTACCCGCAGCACAAGGCGCTATTCGACGCGGTTCGCTGGACCCGCAAGGGCAACTCGATGGTGAACAATTACCTGGGCAAGTTCCTGACGCTGGCCAATGATGACATCCTGCATTACAACATCCATTCCTGCCGTGCCCGCACCACCCGGATGAGCATCACCGACCCGGCCATGCAGACCTTTGACCGGGACGTTCCCGCGATCCGGGGCAGCTACATACCCCGGCCGGGCCATGCGCTGATCACCATTGACGCCGATCAGATCGAGGCACGGCTTACCGCTCATTTCGCCAATGACCCGCGCATGATCGCGGACTTCCGCTACGCCGACGAGAACCACCTGAAGTTCTTCATCGAGATGGCCAGCCGGATCTACGCCGAGCGGATCACCAAGCGCGACCCCCGGTACACCTGGACCAAGAACGCCACCTACGGCCAGATCTACGGCGCGGGCCTGGCCAAGGCGGCGGTGACCGCTGGCGTCCCGGTGGAGGTAATGAGGCCCGCCTACGAGGGCCTGTCCCTGATGTACCCGAACGTCGGCTACTACATGAACCACCTGATCCGCACCGGCAAGGGCCAGCGCCCGAAGGTGCAGACGATCGACGGCCGGTGGCTGTACGTCAACCGGGGGCACGAGTACGCCCTGCTCAACACCCAGATCCAGGCCAACGCCGCGATCATCCTCAAACGCGGCATCATCGGCCTGGACGCGGGCGGGCTGGGCGAGTTCCTGCGGCTCCCGGTGCATGACGAGATCCTGATGGAAGCCCCCGTTGACCTGGCCGCCGAGGTGCTGCGCGAAGCCGAGCGCATCCTGACCGACTACGAGTCATTCAGAGTTCCCATTACCTGGAGTGGCTCTATCCTCACGGAAAGATGGGTGAAGACCTGATGTACTACACCGACCGGGATGTCAAGGGGTCCGGCACGGGCGGGCAGTTCAACCCGCAGTCGCCTAAAGCCCGCGAGGTTCTCGACTGGATCTACACACAGAAGCCAGGCAAGAGAATCCTGCGAGATGATGCGCCAGCCTGCCACCAGATATCCGATGGGGAGATCAAGGAGGCGATAAAGATGAACCTGATTGACGATCAGGGCGTCCGCACGGAAATAGGCCACCACCCCAGTCTCATCCGCAGTCAGCCAATTGACTGGCAGGCACTGTGGGAGATGGCGGATAAATGATCGGTTACCTGCACATCGGTGAGACCCGCGCCGAGATCGACACCATCGAGTTCGGCAATGACTGCATGGTGATCAGGGCCACCCTCGGGGGAAACGTCGCGGCCACGCTGCGCGGGCACGTCAAGATCACCGGGTCAGACGGCACGGTCTGCTGGCGCGGCACTAAGTGGCACGACTACGGTGTCAAGACCGTGGGCGGTCCCCTCGGGCCGAGCACCTGGTTCATCACGCTGAACGCCGACCTGTTCGACCGGACCAACGTCGAGATCACGGCCAGGTATGACCCGCCCGTGGACCCGCCATGATGCTAGGCGGGCGGCGCGTTCGGGTCTACCGGCACGTTCGGATCGACCGGGGCGTTCGGGTCTACCGGTGCGGCGGGCTGCACCAGGGCACTGACGCTGCCAGCCGCCGAGTCGAGCGCGGCCTGGACCTGGCTGGCCCGCTGCGCGAGCGCGTCGAGCTGGGTGGTGTCCACCGGGGTGCCAGCCGCAGCCTGCGCGGCGATGGACTGGGCGGCGGCGGTGAGGTCGGCTGCCTTGGCCGATACGTCATCCATCATCGTGCTGATGGCGGCGACGTCGGCGGCGATCTGCTGCTCTGTCATGAGGATCTGGTTTACCTTCCCGTGCATACGGTCAACGGAAGACTGGAGATTGGACAGCGCCGTGGTCACCTGCACGTACCAGGAGTTCGACGGCGCGCGGGGGGACCACACGGCTCTGAACCAGCCGGTCACCCGGCGTCAGGCGGCGGCGGCTGTACGGGACTGGCCTCGGCAGCCTGGGGCTCTGGCACCTCGGCGGCGGCAGCGGCTTCCTCATCGAGCTTGCGCTGCTCGGCTACCTCGGCAGCGACGGCCTCGCGGTCCTGTGGCATGGTCATGATGGCCTCCCTTCGCACTGAGCCTCGCACTTACCCGCCAAGGAGGCAACTATGCCAGCCCCGCCACCCGTGACGCTGTGGCTCGATCCGGGCGGAATGACCGGTTTTGCCTGCTGGGAGTCCGGCACCGACCACTTCTGGGCCGACGAGTTCGCCTGGGACGATGCGTGCGACAAGCTGGCCACCCTGGCTAGCTACTACCGCTCGCTGCTGTACATCGGCTGGGAGAAGTTCACCATCCTGCCGGACACGCACAAGAAGACCCCGCAGCCCGAGGCGTACGAGTTCCCCGGCGTGGTCAAGTACCTGGCCCGGACGTGGGCCTGCCGCCTGCTGCCGCCAGCCCGGCCTGCCGAGCGCAACGTGGCCACTCCCGCGATACTGCGCAGGGCTGGCTGGTGGTCACCCGGCAAGAACGACGCTCAGTCGGCTGCCCAGCACCTGTACGCCTGGATGCTGCGCGAGAATTGCGTGCCGCATCGCATTGCCGCGATGAGGTAGCCTGTTTACACCATCAAGGCAACGATGACGATAGGACAACCGATGGCAGATGTAGCACGGCTATCTGACCGCCAGGCTCAGCCGTTCACCCCGCCCGAAGAGCGGCGGTACGTTACCAGGCTCAACCAGATCCCGGATGCGCAGCTCGCCTGCCGTATCCACCACAAGTGGCCATCCGAGGAACTTGAGTACGGCAAGCCGATGCCCGAGGGCCTGACCGCGACCCGTACCGAGAAGCAGGGCGTCTTCCTGATCGAGGACCAGTGCCCGCGCTGCGGCAAGGTCCGGTGGAAGCTCACCAGGCCGCGCCGTGTCTGGGACACATCCGAGGGCTGGCATTACATCGACCCGAAGAACCTGCCCGGTTTCGAGGACTGGGTGTCGCTGGATAAGGACATGAAGCGCGGAGCCCGCACGATGATGGGCGAGAACATCCGGCGCAACGCCAAGCAGCTCTTCAAGTAGGCCGCTCATGATCATCATGGAGCGGTACGACGATCTGGCCTGGAAACGCAGCGAGGCCAAGATCGTCGCCACGGAGACCGTCCGCTTCACCTACCGGGGCGTCACCGTCGAGCTGGACCTGGCCGAGGCAAACTACGCCGACGTCAACAAGTACATGGAAGAGCTGGCTGAGGCTGGCACGATCGTCAAGGGCCGGAAGGGCGATATCAAGAGCGGTCCCCGGTCCAGCGGCAACGTCACCCGCACCACGGCCGAGAACAAGAATCTGCGCGAGTGGGTCAGGGCCAACAACATAATGGCCAGGAAGGGCAAGCCACGGCTGGCCTACCGTACGGAGATAAGCGGGAAGTATTACTACCCGCAGTGGCTCTGGGACCTGTACGACACAGCGACGGAGGAAGCGGATGGCATGGGCGTCGATCGACCAGACCGGCGAGCGGCCGATGCTGGCAATCGGGGCGGCAAAGGCTGAGCACCACTTGTGCGCTGCCATCCCCGGCTGCAACTACGACAAGAAGGACGGCATCTGGCGGCTGCCGCTGAGCTGGCCGGGCTATGTCTGCTTCCGCACCGCGTGGGCCTCGATGCCGGTCTACATCTACCCGCCGCTGCTGGCCTGGGGTGAGTCGGCCTGGACGCAGGTCCAGAAGCGGTTCGCTGACCGGATACGGATCGACTGCACTACCGAGTACGGTGCGATGATCCGGGACGCCGAGGCCGACAACTCGATGGAGCTGCGGCCGGACCAGCGCGGCGCGGTGCAGTGGCTGTGCACCTACGGCCGGGTCGGCATCGAGGACCCGACCGGCAACGGCAAGACCCCGATCGTGATCCGCGCGCTCCAGGTCCAGCAGCAGGTGACCGGTACTGCCCTGCCAGCCCTGTACATCGCCAACGGCTCGGCGCTGTTCGGCATCCGTGACAAGTTCGCCGCCTGGGCTCCCGAGCTGCGGGTGGTGGTGGTCACCGGCACGGCGGCGAACCGGGCCAAGGCCCTGGAGCGCGAGGCCGACGTCTACATCATCGCGTGGGACAACCTGCGGCTGCACACCCGGCTGGCGAAGTACGGCAGCCAGCGGCTGTCCCGCTGCACTGAGTGCGCCGGGACCGAGACCAAGGTCACGCCGGGCCGCTGCGAGGTGCACGAGAAGGAGCTGAACAAGATCCGGTTCGGCACCGTCATCCCGGACGAGGCGCACAAGATGCGCGACCCGACCACCAAGCAGACGCGGGCGGCGTGGTGGCTGATGCACCACGCCGAGTTCGCCTGGCCGATGACCGGCACGCTGGTGGCCGCGACGGTGGCCGACCCGTGGGGGCCGCAGCACGGACTCGACCCGCGCGCCTTCCCGTCCCGGTCACGCTATATCGACATGTTCGCCCAGAAGGAGTTCGCCTGGAACCGGGGCGCGGAGATCCTCGGCTTCCGGCCCGAGCACGAGTACCAGGCACAGACGATCATCCAGCCGTACTGGCGGCGCATCCCGAAGGAGATCGCCCGGCCCAACCAGCCGCCGCGCGGCGAGCCCGAGTTCCGCTACACCGAGCTGTCGCCAGCCCACCGCAAGGTCTACGACCAGCTCACCAAGGAGGCGCTGGCCGACCTGGAGGGCGCGTCGATGGTGACCGGCAACGACCTGGAGAAGTACACCCGGCTGTGCCAGCTCGCCTCTTCCATGGTCGAGCAGTACGACGGCGAGGACTCCCAGGGCTTCACCCGGCCGCTGTACCGGCTGGCGCTGCCCTGCCCGAAGGCCGATGACCTGATCGAGTTCCTGTCCGAGACCGATGACCAGGTGGTGGTCGCGGCCATCTCCACCCAGCTCATCGAGCTGGCCGAGCGCAAGCTGCACGATGCCGGGATCAGCTTCACCCACATCATCGGCGGGATGAGCAGCGAGGCCCAGTACCAGGCCAACATGACGTTCCTGTCCGGCCAGGTCCGGGTGATCCTGATCAGCGCGGCAGGCGGCGAGTCCATCGACCTCCAGTCCAGCTCCGTGATCTACTTCCTGGAGCCGGACACCTCGTTCCTGGCCCGCGAGCAGAAGATCGGCCGCGTGGACCGCTACGGCCAGCGGTACGCGGTGCGCCAGGTCTACGCGCTGGCCCCCGGCACCGTGGACATGCACCGCTACCAGCTCGGCTCCGACAAGGCCGAGCGGCACGATAGCGTGGCCCGCGACCCTGACCTGCTGCGCTGGATTCTGACCGGCGAGCAGGTGGACTTCAGCAAAGGACAACGATGACGATCACGATGACCAATAGCGAGTTCTTTACCTGGCAGCGCTGCCCGCGCTTCTGGTTCCTGCGGTACTACCTGGGCTACACGCCCGACGCCGACGAGGTGACCGGCAGCCGCATCCTGGGCATCCGCATCCACGCGGCGCTGGAGGGCATGTACGGCTACGGCCTGGACCCGCTGACGGTGCTGCACCTGCTGTACAAGATCGCGCTGGAGCAGTTCCCCGACAATGAGGCCGAGCTGATCAAGGAGCGCGACCTGGCCAGCGCCATGGTCGAGGGCTACATAGAGTGGACAGCCGCGACCGGCGCGGACGCGGGCCTGGCCGTGATCGCCACCGAGGCGGCGGTGACCGTGCCGCTGCCCGGCGTTCCGGGCGTGGACCTGCGCGCCAAGCTGGACCGGGTGGTGCTCGATGAGGCCACCGGGCTACTGAGCTTCGTGGACGACAAGACCGCCGCGAGCTTTGACCGGCACGAGATCCTGGCGCTCAACCCGCAGTTCCGGTTCTACTCGCTGATCCAGAAGATAGCCAGCGCCAATCCGGGCGGGCCGCGCGTGCTCGGCGGCGTGGTCAACACGCTGCGCCGGGTCAAGCGCACCGACCGGTCCAAGCCGCCCTACTACCAGCGTGACCCGTTCCGGTACACCGAGGTCAACATCGGGTCCACGCTGCTGAAGGTGACCGGGCTGGCCCAGCAGATCATGGAGACCCGGCGGCACCTGGACTGGATCTACGCCGAGAACGGCGGCAAGGCCGACCTGACGCTGCTCAACCACTACCAGCTCCTGCACCTGGCCCCGACGCCGATCGAGACGGACTGTAGCTGGCGGTGCCCGTTCGTGCAGCTCTGCCCGCTGATGGATGACGGGTCCGACTGGGTGGGATCATTGGTACGTTCCGGTCATTTCCGGCAGGAAGACCCCTACAGCTACTACGAGCGTGACCCGCTGGCGGAAGTCCGGCAGATGCTCGCCAAGCAGTAATGTCAGACCCCTGTGCTCTGATAGGGTGAGGACACCGGAAAGGTAACGATGACGATTCAGCCTTATGCGCAGCAACCCGTGCGCCCTGATCTCCGGGTTGCCGCGCCGCAGCAGTATCCCGAGCTTCGCCAGCCGCAGCGCCGCGTCCAGGGCATCTCCGCGCTGGTCTACGGCTTCGCCAAGGCGGGCAAGTCATCGCTGGCCGACAGCGGGCCGGTGCCGCGCCTGATCCTGGACATCGAGGGCACCAGCTTCTGGACACCCTCTCGCAAGGTCTACTGGAATCCGATGACCGAGCCGATCCCCCGGCCAGACGGCACCTGGGACACCTGCGTGGTGCTGACCAGGGACATCTCCACGATCGACCTGACGTACCGCATCCTGGCCAGCGGCCAGCACCCGTTCAACTCGGTCAGCGTGGATAGCGTCACCGAGATGCAGCAGCGGATCATTGACGAGCGGGTCGGCTGGAAGAAGATCGAGCGCGATGACTGGGGCGTGCTGCTGCGCCGGGTGTCCTGGGTGACCCGGCAGTGGCGTGACCTGGTGACCCATCCGGTGCACCCGATCTGGACGCTGACCTTCGTAGCCGGGGTGCACATGGACGGGCGCACCGGCCGGTGGCGTCCGCTGGTCCAGGGCCAGGTGGGCGACTTCCTGCCCTACTACGTTGACGTGCTCGGCTACCTCGGCGCGATGCCCGATCAGAGCAGGCAGCTCCTGATCGGCCCGCACCCTCAGTACGAGACCGGCGAGCGGATCGGCGGCAGGCTACCGTACTCGCTCCCGATCGCCTATCCAGGCCGCGATGGCTACACGATGGAATCCATGCTGAGTCAAGTCTTGGCAGGAAGGTAGAGAACGATGGGATATCCGCAAGGACCGCCTCAGCAAGGACCGCCGCCGGGACAGGGCGGATGGCAGCAGGGCCAGGGCGGCTGGCAGCAGCCACCCCAGGGCGACCCGTACGCCCAGCAGCAGGGCGGCTTCACGCCGTTCCAGGGCGGCCAGCCGATGGGCGGCAGCGCGGGCGGCTACGACTGGAACACGCTGTACGGCCAGGCCGACCACACCGTTGGCCAGCTCGTTGACGCCGGTCTGTACACCGCGATCGTCAAGGCATCGGACTGGGACCGGACCAAGGACGGCAGCAAGGGGGCCTGGACCATCACGTTCATCCTGACCAGCGGTCCCCGGCCTGGCATGAAGCAGGTCATGACCATGGCGGTCAGCCCGAAGACCAACAAGGGCGAGGACAACCCCGAGGGCATGGGCCGGATGTTCCGGCAGCTCGCGGCGATGGGCATCCCGGTGCCGCCGCCGTACGGCCAGCAGGGCTGGTGGCAGCTCGGCTGGAACGAGCAGCAGGTGGGCCAGGCCATGGTCGGCCACCCGGTCCTGCTCCAGCTCATCCACGACGAGTACGAGGGCGTCACCCGGAACAAGGTGCGCGACATCCAGCCGCCGCCGCCCGGAGCCCCGACCCAGATGCCGCAGATCGCCCAGCAGCAGCAGCAGCAGGGCTTCGCCCCGCCGCAGGGCCAGCAGTGGCAGGCCCCGCCGCAGCAGGCCCCGCAGCCCGGCGGTGCCCCGGCACCGTGGCAGCCGCCGCAGCAGCAGCCGCAGCAGCAGCCGCAGTTCGAGGGCCAGGGCTACGGCCAGGGCTTCGGGCAGCAGCAAGGCCCGCCGCCCGGCTACCAGGGCCAGCCCCAGCAGGGTCCGCCGCCCGGCTACGGCCAGCAGCAGCAGCAGCAGCAGGGACCGCCTGCTGGCTACCAGCAGCCGCCGCAGGGCTATGACCCGAACGTCCCGCCGTACGCCCAGCAACCGAACCCCGGCGCACCGGGTGCGCAGCAGTTCACCGGCCAGGGCCAGGCGTGGCAGTCGTCCGTCAACCCCGCCCAGGAGCAGCAGGCCGCGCAGCAGATGGGCCAGCAGCAGCCACCGCAGCAGCAGCCGTGGGCAAACCCGAACGGTATGCCCGGCCAGCAGCAGCAGGGCTACGCTCCGCAAGGCCAGCAGCCGCAGCAGGGCGGCGAGCAGGGTCCGCCGCAGGCTCCGGGCTGGGCAGGCGGCCAGCCGCAGCAGTAAGACCAACTGACAGCCATCCCAACACAACAGAAGGAAGAACGATGCAGATAACCCGAACCGAGGTCCCCACCGGGACCGAGGACCGGACCCGGCGCGAGACCATCGTGCCGCTGAACACCGGCACGCGCGAGGTCGAGCCCGAGATGTACCTGGACTGCTCCGAGTCCGAGGGCTGGCCCTGGAACAGCCTGCCAGCCGTCAACACCTGGTCTGTCCAGATCGAGGCCGTGCGCGGCTTCATCGTGCCGTTCGAGGTGCTGGACTCCCAGGCCGCAGCCGAGCAGGCCGGGGGTGACGATGACAAGGGCGGCGTCTACTGCTACCCCTTCAGCAACGCCTTCCTGCCGATCGGTGACGGCGACGATGACGGGGACCTGAACAGCTCCAATTTCGATGAGAAGATGACCGCGTTCGCCGCCAAGTACTTCGGCGGCGACGGCCTGCCGCGCGGCGGCACCGAGGCCATGACCGCGATCCTGGCGGGCGATGACCACTTCATGGGCGAGTTCCGCGACGACCCGCGCGACGAGCGGCCGGTGCGCGCCCGCGTGATGTGGACGGACGGCAAGCTCAACGACGCGCCGAAGTTCCAGCGCTACCTCGGCCAGGCCACCGTCACCGATGAGGGCTACGGCTCCCACGGCGACTGGGACGAGGTGTGGGCGGTCGCCATCCTGGGCGAGCCCGGCGGCGGCGGCAAGGCTGCCTACCAGCAGTACGTCGATCTGGCCAAGACCCACCCGTGGATACACGCCTACTATTTCGAGGGCGTGACCAACCCGGCCGAGGTCGCGGAGGACATGGCCGTCGCGGTGGTGCCCACCGCCGCATGAAGACGTGACCGGCTGTAGCGAGGCTGGCTGAGAATATACCGCTGATGTGCACCGAGCGCTTGCACCACGGGAGCGCACACGAACACGAGTAGCGGGTGTCACCCGGTCGCCAGCCGGTCACTTAGCTGCCCCGCAGGCTCTCTGAATGCGCGCGGGATACCGGCCCCGATGTAATCAGGGGGGTGCTGGTCCCCGACTAGGCACAACCTGCGGGGGCGTCAGCCGGGAACGGAAGACCACGGCTGGCGCTGCCCGGCCCCTGCGAGATTCACGGGATCAATCGGGGGCCGGGCACCGGCATGTCTGGAATAGATCCATGGCCTGGGGTGTTTACACCATCGTAGGGCCGCAACAGCAGCCCGGATCAAAATGTCAGACCCGACAGAGACGATGAGGAAATGTCACAGGAAACCAGCGAGTGGCTGAACAGGTACACCCTGATCGGCTTCACCGACAAGCGCGACAAGGCATGGCACTACCGCGAGAGCGCGCAGGGCGCAGAGCCCAACCACTATCCCGGCGAGATCCCGGTGGCCGACATCAACCGCCGCCTGTTCGACTGGGAGCCCGCGATCGGCACGTCCGAGTCCACCTGGGCCGACGCCGATGGCAAGACCCGGAAGACCACCTGGCAGGACCGGATCACCCTGATCCACCCGCACACCGGCTTCCGCCTCGGTGAGTTCACCGATGGCTTCACCCCGCACAGCTACCGCGAGTGGCTGGTCAAGCTCAGCCAGGACGTCATGGACTCCGACGTCGGCGCAAGCTCGGCAGGACTGCTGAAGGGCGGCAAGCTCGCCTGGGTGCAGTTCGAGCTGCCCGAGACGCTGGACACGCCGCAGGGCGTCAAGTACCGGCCGTTCTTCCTGGCCGCCGACTCGCTCGACGGGTCGCTGAGCACCACGCACCAGCGCGGTATCCAGCTCGTTGTCTGTGACAACACCCTGGCTGCGGGCCTGGCCGAGGGCAACGCCCTGAAGGTCAAGACCCGGCACAGCAAGTACTCCAACGCCAACATCGGTGACGTCCGCGCCAAGCTGGACATCATCTACCAGGCGGGCGACGACTTCGCCGCCGAGGTGGACAAGCTCACCTCGACCGCCGTCAGCGACACCCAGTGGGACGAGTTCCTGAAGGCCCACCTGGGCGAGCGCCCGGAGGACAAGGGCCGTGGGCAGACCAACTACGACAACCGGCGCGATGAGCTGACCAACCTGTGGGACAACGACATGCGGGTAGCCCCGTGGGCCAACACCGCGTTCGGAGTACTCCAGGCAGTCAACACCCACGCGCACCACATCCAGACCGTGAAGGGCGCAGGCCGCGCCGAGCGGAACATGACCAAGATGGTGACCGGCGAGTTCGAGAAGCTGGACGCTGCCACCCTCGACCAGCTCAACCTGGTGCTCGCAGCCTGATCTAGTAGGCTGATTACACCAGGGGGCCAGGCGGTACGCCGCCTGGCCCTCGGGCCGTTAGGAGGCGGTTATGCAAGAGGCCGGGGTCAAGCCCGAAGCGGCGTGGCGCTCGGCTGTCTCGTTTACCAAGCTGGCTGAGCTGCTCAGCGCGCATTACGGGGAGACGATCACCCGCCAGCGGGTGTATGAGTGGTGGAAACGGGAGACGAAGAACGCGGCCGGGCAGGTGTTCCCGCGCGAGGTGCGCGGGGTACCTGACGCGCCGCTCAACCGGCCGAGCCGCCACTTTGACTACAGCCAGGTGCTGACCTGGACCACGCACGGGGTGCCAGCCCGCTACGGTAACGGCTGGCGACAGCTAGGTAGCCGGGAATAGACCCCGGACCTGGAGTGTTTACACCAACGTAGGGCCTCGCAAGGAGGCCCCGAACGGCAGGACAACGATACAGATGACGATAACCGAAGCCAGGGCGCAGTATGACGCCGTGGAAGATCACGCCGCGAGCTGCGAGCGCACGGTGGCCGCTGGCCGGTGCACCGGGTGCGGGGAAGAGGCAGGGGAGCTGATCCCCTGGACGCCGCGCGAGCGCCTGTGCTGGCGCTGCACCGATCTCCAGCTCGACCTGCTCGCCCTGGCCATGGGCCAGGCATGGACGGTGACGGCATGAACGTCACCGAGGCAGTGCGGTTCGTTGAGGGCCTGGCCTTCAAGCCGGGCTGGCAGCCCACCGCCGAGGTCTACACCGCCAGCGGGCTGGTGGAGCTGAGCTTCATCATCCGCACGGTGGACACCAGCTACCCGGACCCTGATGGGGTCTGCCGCAGGCAGATCACCATCTACGGTCAGCAGCGGCTGGTCAACGTCCGCGACATGGACGAGACGGACCTGCTGGCCGAGGTGCTGAAGTGCGCGGCCGACAACGACATGCACGAGAACCGCGAGTTCCTGAAGGTCCGCCAGCCGGACGGGTCCTGGCACGCACCGCTGCACCCCCACACCAACGCGGGCAACCGCGCGTGGGACCAGCGGAAGGAGCCAGCCCGGAAGCCAGCGGCTACCAGCGCTGCTGGCCTGATGCAGCTCCTGGGCCTGGAGGACTAGATGAGCCAGCCCGTCCTGTACGGGCCGGGCAGCGTGGAGGTGCAGGCCATCGGATACGCCGATGGCCAGCCCTCCGCGTACCGGGTCCGCCGCCATGGCTTCCAGGTGCTGTACACCCCGCCTCACTACCAAGGACCAGGCGGGCGCAACCCCCGCACCATAGCCGAGCTGTCCGCCCTGGTGGATCTCGGCACCCTGAAGGAGACACCCTATGCTGAGCCCGACCAAGCGCCGTGAGCTGAACCGCACGGTCATCAGGGCGATGCGGATGCACGCGGTCTGGAGCGGCAACGAGCTGCGTGACCGCCCCGACGCCCTGCGCGAGCGCAACGAGGCGCTGCTGACCGCTAAGCGCGCCCTGGTCGAGCTGATGGCCGACCACAACGATGAGGTGCGGGTCGTGCTGAACCTCAAGCCGCCGCCGCTGAAGGCGGTGGACAGTGCCTAAGCTCAAGCCGCGCAAGAGCCCCTGCGCGTCCTGCCCGTACCGGCTCGACGTGCCGTCCGGCGTGTGGGCCGAGTCGGAGTACGACAAGCTGCCCGCCTACGACGGCGATACGGGCGAGCAGGCGATGGCCGGGGCGCTCGGCGCGTTCCTGTGCCACAACGACCCGGACAAGTCCATCTGCGCGGGCTGGGCGGCGCTCAGCAACTACGACACGCTGGCGCTGCGGATGGCTTCACGGCTGGACCCCGACGTTGACGTGCAGGCGTGCGTGGACTACACCACCGACGTGCCGCTGTTCGCCAGCGGGGCCGAGGCCGCCGAGCACGGCAAGCGCGAAATCGAGGCTCCTTCGGACAAGGCGGTCTCCACGATCGGCAAAGTGGTCAAGGTGAGGGCTCGCACGAGCAAGCCAGTTGTCACGGAATAACCACCTGATCTGGAGTGTTTACACCAGTATGAACGACACGAAGAAGCCCAACTCCGCTGAGATCGCCGCTGCGATGGCCAACTGGACGCCGCCGCGCACAATCGACGCCGAAGACCTGACCGAGGCCCTGATCAAGCTGGACCTCTACATCCCCGGCCTCTCCTACCAGGAGACCGCCGAGAAGATCATGGAGTCTTGACGATGAACAGCACGCAAACCTTCACCTGGAAGCGCCAGCCCGATGGCCACTACGTGGCCCGGCACGGCTTCTGGGTCTACGACGTATGGCGCAACGACCGCGCCGCCAAGGGCCGCCAGTGGAACCTGACCGCGTACCCCGAGGCCAACGCCGAGGCTGCCCAGGAGCGCAGCGGCTTCGCTAATCTCAAGACGGCCAGGCTCGCGGCCGAGCGCACCCACTGCTTCATCTGCGGGCGGCACTTCCCGTTCGGCACGCTGAAGCGCCAGCCCGGCCGCAGCCAGCTCAGCTACCCGACCTGGGTGTGCCGCGACGAGAAGCCGTGCCGCGCCGAGCGCGACCGGCTGACCGGCGAGCGCGAGCGGGCAGACGCTCCCCGCGACTACGCCGACACGCTCGCTGAGATCGTGAAGGCCAAGGCCCGCGTGCGCCAGCTAGAGTCTGACGCGCTGAAGCTGCACGACAAGGCCCGCGAGCTGGGCACGCCCGAGCACGAGCTGCGCGCCATCGAGCAGCAGCACGGCTTCGGCCTTCCCGCCATCCCGTACACCGGGGAATAACACCCCGGCCTGCGGTGTTTACACCATTGAAAGGGATGCTTGAGTCAAGGGGGCCGGAAGGCCCGGCCCCTCTTCAAGCTCCTGGAGAGACAACGATGCAGATCACGATACTGAAGGAAGACCTGATCCATGTCCGCGATGAGGGCACGATCATCGTCTTCACCGGCACCGCCGAGAACGGCGACCGGGTGAGCTTCGGCGCTGACCACCGTCCCGCCTGGGCGCTGTACGAGGGCGTGCTGGAAGAGGGCGAAGCGCAGGCCGAGGTCGAGAGCTACCAGGTGCTCAGCACCGTCCCGCTCCGCAAGGGCCGGATCGCGCGGGGCTCCAGCTCCGTCGAGAGCGTTGCCCGCTACCTGCCCGCCAACTACAAGGTGACGGACTCCGACACGGATTACGTCTACTTCGCAGGCCACGACAACGCTGGATGGACGATGGAGGACTACGTGCTCCCGCGCCTGGCCAGCGGCCTGATCTTCGCAGAGGAAGTGAAGTCATGACCACCGCCGAGCCCCGCCCGCTGCACAAGATCGCGGACGAGATCACCAGGGTATGGCGCAAGCCGTACTTCGGCGCGGTGCCCTACATCGACGCGATGCGGCACCTGGCTACCGTCGAGGACAAGTTCTACAACGAGCCCGGCGACGACATCGTGATGTACTTCCTGTCCAACGCCAGGTACTGGCGCGGGCCGGACGCCACGCGGATCAAGGCCGAGCTGAAGGCGATGCTCCCATGAGCACCCAGGGCCACCCGCGCCACCAGATCCGCGAGTTCACCGTCAGCTACAAGCGCAGCACCAACGGGCACACCAGCTCGTGCAAGGTGATGGCGCAGACCGAGGATGACGCGATACTCCGCGCCGGGATGCTCCTGGCCGCCCGCTACCGCCCCGTCAAGGACGCCGCCGGGTGGGCCTCCCAGTTCATCGTGACCGGCGTGGAAGACCCCGCCCCGCTGACCTGGCAGCCGCCCGGATCAGCAAGCGGCAAGTCCTACTGCACCAACCCGGAGCACGGCCACGGCGAGCACGATGCGTCGTGTTGCCCGCCAGCCGACCCGTCCGACCCGGAGCTGCGGCTGCTGCGCGCGATCTTCGGCCTGTGCGGGCTGTGCGACGTCGAGGACGCGCACAGCCACGTCCCGGAGGACCGGCCATGAGCGCCACTTACCGCTGGTACAGCGTCGGTATCCGGCCGGTGACCGGCGACAGCAAGACCGTCGAGATCCTGGGCTGGTCCAGGAGCCAGCCCAACGCCCTGGCGGTGAAGGGCACGATCGCTGTCTACTTCGCCTCCAGCCGCCGGATGGCCGCCCGCATGGCCAGGGATGATCGCGGGTTCGAGATCGAGTGGAGGAAGTACTGATGGGCAGCCCGATCGACCGCAGCCTGGCGTTCACCGCGCTACTCGACCAGGGCCAGTTCGCTGGCGTGGAGAGCAAGCGCGGTGAGCAGATGGTGACCGTCTTCCTGCACGACTACTACCGCTCGGTGGACCGCTACAAGGCCGCTGAGCAGCAGTTCCCCACCATGTACGAGTTCGCCCGGACCTGGGAGATGCACGATGTGCCCTGAGTCCGAGGACGTCCTGACCGACTGGGACCGGCTGGCAGACGCCGAGCTGACCCACGACAAGCCGCTGGCCGACACCGAGCTGGCGCACATAGGAGCACACGATGCCGGTAACACCTGAGTGGACCGAGGACCAGCTACGGGCCTACGTCGATGACAAGTACGACGAGGACCAGGCCCAGCACGATGAGGCATGGGCGCTGATCCAGCGCTGGCTGGCCCGTGGCGACGGAGCCGCCGTCTACGAGAATCACGACCTGGGCCACCCGCAGCTCGGAGAGCCCCGGATCGTCTCGTGGGGCTCGCCCCAGGCCGTGTTCGAGAACGTGACCGAGCCAGGCCAGCTCCCCGACCGGCTGCCCGACTGGCCCGGCCAGATCAACTGGCGGTACACCCTGATCGCCACCTGCCGTAGGCCGTCATGACCACCGCCGTGGGCTGGGCGACGTCCGTCGCCCTCACCGCCCTCTACATCGGGATCAACGTCCTGGTCCACCTGGACCAGCCGCGCGAGATCCTCCAGTTCGTCGGCGGCTACCTGGTGGTCTACGGCAGCGTCGGCCTGGCCATCCTCGCCTGGTACTACCTCTGGAAAGTGCCCCGGCTATGAGCAGCCAGCACTATGAGCCGGTCACGCGGGCAGACATCGACGCACGGGGCTTCGGCCAGGTCTGCCCGCGTACGCTGAGCGCCACCGACGTGCTGGACATGCACGCCGACCTCCAGCGGTCCCTGGCCCACCCGGACCCGTGGTTCCGCGAGGGCCTGAAGGACTACGCGGTACGGGACGTGGGCGACACGCCGCAGTGGGCTGCCAGCCACCTGCACCCGTCCACCTCCATGAAAGACCTGGACCCCTGGCTGGCATCGCTCGGCAGTGACCTGTTCGGCGCGACCACCTACCAGGTGACCGCCGAGATGGTGGACCTGGCCGAGGCGCTGGCTGCGGCCAACCCGACCATCGGCGCGATCCAGCGCGAAGACCTGCCAGCCCGCTACGGGTTCATGTGGCTGGACAAGCCGATCCCGCGCCCGTCGATCGAGGACACCGAGGACATGGAGCCGCTGCTGATGCACGCGGTGAGCTGGGCTCTGGTCCCGGAGATGACCGTACGGATCGGCTGGAATCCCGAGTCCAGCTTCGTCGGCTCCATGCCAGCCATCCGGCTGCGCGAGTGGGGCTACAACAACGACCCCGACGTCCGGCCGCGCCCGCTGCACCTGATGGGCCAGGCCACCATCCCGATCACCGGCCAGGTGTACACCAGCCTGAAGGAGCACTGGCACGTCCACATGCTGTGGATACTCATGGGGATGGCGATCACCGCCAGCCGCACCGAGCTGCCCGGACGGCAGGGAGCCAAGCGCGCCGCGAACCTGAAGCACAAGCTGGTCCGGGTGATCACGCTGCGCCGCCCGGAGCGGAGCGCGGCCGACAAGCCCAGCGCCACGCCCCGGCACATCGACTGGACCTGCTCCTGGCTGGTGCGCGGCCACTACCGCAAGGCCCCGCACGACGGCACGTTCAGCGACGGCAGGACCGAGACCTGGGTCCGCCCTTACATCAAGGGGCCGGACGGCCTGCCGCTGCGCTCGGCGGACATCCTGTACAAGCTGGCGCGATGAAGCGCACACGGTACCGGTTCACCGGGCAGCACGCGGGCCGGTACTACTGGCAGAGCGTGCTGCCGGTGTCGCCAGGTGACTCGCGGTACGAGCAGATCAGTTGCCCGGTGAGCTGGTTCTGGGGCGGAATAAAAGCCTGAGCTGGAGTGTTTACACCAGTGTAAGACAAAAGCGCGGGACCGGGGTCACGACCCCAGCACGGACCTGGGCGCAACGACAGATGCCGGTCCCGCGCCCCAGACGATGAGGAAGCAATGCCACAGATTTCAGATTTCGAGTACGGCTGGGCCACCGACCCGGACAGCGGGCGGTACGCCTACAGCTACCACCGGGACCGGGACGTCGCCGCCGTCTATCACGGCGGGCAGTACGTCGAGGTCAGCGTCTCGGGCACCTGGCATCCCGGCCAGCCGCTTCACGAGATGATCGCCTACGAGGCGCTCAACACCTACAGCGGCGACACCGGGGAGCGCATGCTCCAGCTCGACCCGGAAGCGCTCACCAGGTACTTCATTGCGTCGGGACAGGCGGGCTGATGAACAAGATCATCACCTACGGCATAGAGGCCGAGACCGGCACCGTGATCAGCAAGGTAGGCGGCGAAGTCGCCTACCCGGTGCTGGACTTCGCGGCAATCGGCCAAGGCGGCGACGGCTACGCGCCCGGCGACTTCAACGGGCCGACCCGCTACGACCTGGAGAAGATGTCCGTCTACGACATCGACTACCGGACCATCCGGTGGACGAAGGGACGCGGCACCACGCGCGGACTCCCGGCCATCCCGGTCGAGCTGAAGAACAGGCACCGCGTGTTCTGGGGCTTCAAGCCCCTACCGGAGGCGCAGTCATGAGATACGAGAACCGCAGGCTGGCCCACGGGCTGGCCTGGTTCACCCTGGTCCTGCCGCTGCTGGTCCTGTTCTGGATTCCGGTCCAGGCGGTGCTGCTGATCAGCTCCGTGCTGATCGCCGCCGTCACGCTGTGGGTGACCAGCTCGACCATGCGGGACGTCCGCGTGATCCGCTACGGGTACTTCTGGTACTTCCACGCGGACCTGCACTAAGACCTGGCGGGAATAGGCCCGCCACGAGCGGTGTTTACACCACCGCAGGGCTCGCACCGAGCCCGCAACGATGAGGAAGAAGAAAACAAGACCATGCGCAAGACCACTCGCGCCCTCGGCTGGCTAGCCGCTGCGACCATCGCAGCCGGTGTCCCCGCCACGGCGCTAGCATCGAACGCCAGCGCGGCGGTTCGCCACCCGGTCACGGCAGTGACCCACATCTCCAACCGCGATGACGGCGGCGGCGGCGGCGTCTGGGCGAAGGACTCCTTCACCCGCACCCTGACCGTCAACTACCTGGGCAAGGTCACCCCGGCTCAGATCGCGGCCAACCCGGCGCTGGCCACCACGCCGTACATCTACAACGCCCAGCTCCAGGACCAGGGCAGCTTCCGGGATCTCCCCGGCCAGCTCACCCCGAACCAGGGCGGGCACAACGCGGGCCGCGTTCTCAAGCCCGTCCAGGTCTCCGGTCCCATGTCCGGCTTCGGCCAGTTCGGCGTGTTCTACGCCTCGGCCAAGGCCCACAACGGGCTGGTCCCCACCGCTCTGCGCGGCGCGATCAACAGCGCCTACCCGTCGAGCACCTGGCCCGAGCTGGCGTTCCCGGCTGGCACCACGTTCAGCGGTGTCAGCGAGTCCGGCTACGGCTACAACTACCAGGCCGTGCCCTTCACCAAGTACATCGTGAAGGTCGTCAACGGCAAGCGGGTCATCGTGCCCGTGCACGGCTTCAAGCAGCACTGGAGCGACAGCGCCTGGAACGGCGATGGCCAGCTCCGTGCCGATGGCAACATCACCGGGCTGAACCACTGAGCTAGCCCAGCTCACGCCCAAGGCTCGCCAGCCGCTAGCTGGCGGGCCTTTCGCGTACCGGCGCGGCGGCGGACTTGCAGCCGGTGATCGGGTCCAGGTCTTCGGTGTCCTCGCCCACCTTGCTCATCGGCTCGGTGGCCGCGTCGATGTACTTCCACATCCCGCGCGGGTTCAGCAGGTCGAGCACCTTGGCGGCGCTCACCATGACGTTCCTGCCGTGCAGGGCCTGGGCCTGCTCCAGGTCGATCTGCACGCGGGCCACCGCCTCGCGGTACTCGCAGGTGTGCGGCGGCGCGGGCAGGCGGAATCTGGAGGGTCGGGGCATGGGGCTCAGCCTAACTCAGCAGCCGGTTACCGACAGGTAGGCACTGGCGGATGCCAGCCCGGCTGGCATCGTGATCACCGTCCCGGCCACGACGCAGATCGCGGCCATGTTCGATCCGTTCGACATGACCACCGCCTTCCTGATCACCTGGAAGACGGGCTGGACCCCGGTCACGCTCAGGTCGAGCGTGTCGCCCGTGTTGATGTTCCGCAGCGCGAAGGCGGCGAACAGGTCGGCACCGCTCTGGTTGTAGAGCACGTCCACGTTCAGGCTGGTCAGGACGGCCATGGGATCTCCTTAGTGCTGGTACGAGACGGTGAGCTGTGGCATCGAGCCGGTCGAGCCGCCGCCTCCGTAGAAGTAGCCGTACCGGTCGGCGGACAGGTTCCCGGCCTTCAGCACCGTCCACCGCCCGGCGGTCTTCCACGCCGCCCAGTCCGCCGAGCCGATCGTGTGTGACAGTAGCTGGCCTTCGTTGATGTGCCAGTTGGTCAGCTCGCCGCTGATGTTGCCCGTGCCGCCCGGCGAGCCGGGGTTGCCGTAGCGCAGGCTGACCGTCATCCCGGAGTTGTACCAGGAGTGCAGGTTCAGCAGCCGCAGCTTGACGCTGGTCACCGTGTAGTTCAGCACCGTGGACAGGCTGTTGCCCCGGCTGCCGTTCGCCCAGACGATCCAGGAGTGATCATCGTAGTTGTTCCCCGAGTAGCAGCCCTGGTACATGCTGCCATTGCTGGTTTTCAGCCCGTACTGGTCGTAGGAGTAGGTGTGGCTCGGGTAGAAGGTCTCGGTGTAGTTCTGGACCGTGGTGCCGCCGCCGGTCCCGGTGCCCAGGGCCACGCCGTTGTTGCTGAACTGCGAGCTGAGGTAGTTGCCCAGATCCTCGATACGGATCTCCAGCGAGCCCTGGTACTGGAAGGTCCCGGCCTGCACGTTAGCCGTCACCAGCAGCCGGTACAGCGTATCGACCGCGAGGTTGCCGGGGATGTAGTCCAGCGGCGGGGTCTCGAAGTTCAGGTTGGCGTTGGAGAGTGCCAGGACCGACTGCCGCAGCACGGTGGACGACGTGCCCGGCGTGCTGCCATCGGTGGTAGCCCGGAGCTGCATCACGTACTGGGTGGCCGCATTGGTCGGGATGAAGTTGGTCGGCACGACGGAGAACCGGTAGCCGCGCCCGGCGGTGAGCGTCTGGTCCAGCTCCAGGATGGAGGTGTTCGTGGTCCCGACCGGCGTTGACGGCCATGGCCCGCCGGGGGTCCAGCCACGGGCGACCACGCCCAGGGCGAAGTTCGGCAGGATGTCATTGGCCACCGACTGGCCCTGGAGCAGCAGGTCACTGACGCCCGAGACGATCTGCCCGGTGATGTTGCCCTGCCCGTCGATGTTGGCGAGCTTGTTGCCCAGGTACGGGTCGGTGATCCCGAACACGTCGGTGAGCTGCGGCAGGCCGACGAAATTGATGCCCTGCGGGATCGGGTTGCTCAGCGCGTCCGTGGTGGCAATCGGGCTGTTGGAGTAGGCCAGCCCGCCGGGCACGGATTGCCCGTCCACCAGAAACCACTGGCCAGCCGTATCGGCCTGGCGCTCCATCACGTAGAAGGTCGCGCTCTGCGCGGTCGGCGGCACAAACGAGTTGTAGATGACCCACGACGCGAACTGGTTAAACGCAATGACACCAGGCGTGATGAACGAGTTGCCCAGGTTGGTGCCCGTGCCGTTCGGCCCGGACCAGTAGGTGAAGCCGATCTCGACCGCGTTCAGCGCGATGTTCAGCGTGCCGATCACGATGCGGCTAGCGATGTAGGTGCCGGGCTGCACCGGGAACGGAGGGTAGGCGATACCCCACGACGTGGCCGTGCCCACCTTGGTGACCCTGGCGCTGAACGTGCCGTTGTCGGCCCACAGCGTGGACGCGGACAGGCTGGCGGCGGTCGATGTGGGAGCGGTGCTCAGCGGCGACAGCGAGGCGTCCTTGTAGCCGAGCAGCACGCCAGCCCACGCAGCCGAGGTGATGGTGGCCGAAGCGGTGACCGAACCGGAACCGGGGATGTTGGTGGAGTACCAGACCTGCGTCCACTGCTGCCCGGAGACGTTGTTCGAGATGGCCTGCTGCCAGCCGTCCGGCACGGTACCGGCCCCGCCAGCCGTGGCCCACGAGGCGATGAACAGCAGCGAGTCCCCGTAGAAGCCCGGCGTACCGGTTACGCTCGGCGCGGTGCTGGTGCCGGTGGCCTGCGCGCTGAAGTCGAGCGGGGTCACGGTCGGCACGAACGCGGTGCCCAGCGCGATGATGTTCTTCTGCTGCGTATTCGATGCGGCGTAAGCCACCGTGATCGTGTCGCTGGTGCTCAGCGCGTTGGCGTTGACCGCCTGGAAGACCTGCTGGTACGGCGCGACCGTGGTGTTGCTCTGCACCAGCGTGTACGTGTTGCCCTGGGAGTCGGTGACGCCGGTCGCGGCGGTCGTGCCAGCCGCCGAGGCCACCACGGTGATCGCCCAGCCCTGCTGGGTGGCCTGGCCGACCCCGGTCAGGTAGGACCCGAACGCGGAGGCCGAGTTGGAGCTGAACAGCACCGCTGGCGCGGACGGCGGCTCAAAGTCGGTGATGGCCGGGGCAGTCTGCGAGGCGTAGATGGCCTGGGTGCCGGTGGGGGTCAGCTCCATCAGCAGGTGACCGGTCTGGTCGTACCAGAAGATCGTGCCGTCCGGGCCGATCTTGAAGACCACAGTCCCGGCCGCGTTGGTGATCGAGATCGAGCCGTCCGGGTTGATCGAGGTGCGCGGGTTGGTGGCGCTGTTCTGGATCGTCGTGCCGGTGACCACCGTGCCGTCCACGATGTTCGCCACCACGATGCCGGTCTGGAGCAGGCTGGCGGTGATCGTGCCCGCCTGGATCTGGGTCGCGGTGATCGTCCCGGCCAGGATCTGCGCGGCGGTGACCGCGCCCGCCGCGATCAGCGGCGTGGTGATCGCCCCGGCTGCCAGCGCCTGGGTGCCGTACTGGTAGGCGGTCCAGGTGGTCCCGTTCCACTGGGTGAGCTGGCCCCCGGCGGCGGTGTTGAACCACAGGTCGTTGACCTGCGGGCTGACCGGGGCCGAGCCGCCGACGCTGACCGTGGTGCCCCCGGCGGTGAAGCTCAGCAAGCCGGGCGTGATCGAGCCGGGGGTGAGCGTCTGGGCCGTGGACAGCGGCTGCCCGGAGGACTGCGCGGACGGCGGCGAGCTGGTGCGCGAGCGGTTGACGCCGACCAGCACCGCGTAATAGACCACGCTCGGGTCCAGCCCGGCCACGGTAACCACGCCACCGGCCTGCATGGTCCGCTTCAGCGTGGTGCTGTCCGGGACAAAGGCGGACACCGTGCTGACGTGCACCTCGGTCCACAGGAAGTCGGCCAGCGGCGCGGTACCGCCCAGCAGCCCGTCCCAGCCGACGATCAGCCCGCCGATCTGCGCGGCCACGATAGGCACGCTCGGCGTCAGCGGCGGATTCGCGCCGACCTCGACTATGGTCACGGTGCCGTCCGGCTGGCTGCCGATGACCTGCCGGGTGTTGCCCTGGTCATCGTTGACCAGCAGCGCGCCGCCGTCGATCGAGCTGTTGGCCAGGTTGTAGCTGGACCGCTGGCTGCGTTCGAGCTGCTGGATGCGGGCCTGCATCTGCTTGATCTGCTCACCGAGCTGGCTGACCGCCGGGCTGTACCCGTTCACTGTCATAGCGTCCCTGCCTGCCCTGTCTCGGCCTGGTAGGTGAAGCTGTCCGACCGGGCCAGCGCCAGCGTCATCAGGTCGGTGGTGGGGTCCTGGGTCATCGAGATGATCCGGCTCCAGATCACCGTGTTCCGCCAGCCGCTGGCGAGCATCACCGGGATGTCGTCACCGGGACTGAAGCTCCCGAACGGCGCGTTGGGGTGGTTCTTGACCACGATCTGGCTCACCGTGTCGATGTTCTCCATCGCCTTGAGTACCTTGGTGGCCTTGACCGCCAGCCGGGCCGTGGTGTAGATCGTCTGGTCGGAGTAGACGGCACTGCGCCGCAGCCGCCCGGTGTTCGTGTTGACCGCCTGGGTACGGATCTGCGCCGAGCCCTGGCCCGCGCCGAGCCCGATGATGTCGTTGGCGTACTTGGACCCGTCACGGCTCACTGACGCCGCCTGGATGATGTTCTCGCCTTCAGCGAACCGCAGGCCGGTCAGCCGCCCGCCGAGCCGGGGGACGCCGAAGTTGAGCTGGTGCCGGATCGTGCCCTTGGTCCTGTCCGCCCAGTAGTGCCGCTCGCGCCAGTCCATGAGGGCTTCCTGGGCGATGGAGCTGATCTCGGACCCGCAGTCGGTGCTGTTGTACCAGAGCATCTGCCATGGGGTCACGGTACGGACCTGGACCACCTGGATGCCCTTGCCGTATGCCTTGCGGGTATTCGTGGTCAGCGTGATCTGGCCGAAGGTACCGGTCACCACCTGGTTGATGGTGTACATATCGCCGCCGATCAGGATGCTCTCCCCGTTGGCGTAGGCCATGCTGTCCGTCAGCCAGACGTTGTTCGCCCCGGACGCGGCGGGACGGGACAGCGTGGTGTAGACCGGCGAGGTCTGGGCTACCGGGTCGCCCGCGTTGTGCGGCTCGCCCAGGCCCGTGGTCAGCTTGACCTGGCCGGTGGGCACGCCTCCGGTGCTCAGCACGATCGAGCTGATGGTGTACGGGTAGCCCGCGACGGAGATGGTCTCCTTGGCAGTGAACAGCGGGGCGCTGGCGATCCAGATGCTGGTGTCCCCGGCGTTCGCCTTCTTGGTGGTGACGGTCTGCGCGCCGGGCGGTATCTGAGCGCCGATCAGGTAACCGGCCTTGGCCGAGCCCAGCTCCAGGCCGATGTTCCCGCCGGGCTGGGATTGTATCCAGTCCCAGATCAGCCGCACCGCGTCCAGGGCGTCGATGTTGGTCCGGGTGACGTTCGGCCCCTCGTAGATGATGCCGTTGGCGTACCCGGCGAAGCCGGTGGCGGTCATCTGCCACTGCGGCCCGGATATCTGCGAGCTGGTGACGATGCCGCCGAACTTCACCTCGTCGGCTTCCTCCAGGTAGACCGCATCGCGCCACTCCAGCAGCAGCGCGTTCCCGCTGGCGTCCATCATGTCGGGCCTGGGCGGGGCCAGGGCGCAGGTGAAGGTATCGGCCGCGTTCAGCGCCCAGGTGATGGAAGGGTTGAGCACGCCCTGCACGTCGCGGTGCCACCAGGCCCCGGTCAGCAAGTTCTGGACGTGCATCCGGGGCATCTGGCTGCGGATGAAGGCCGGGCTGGCGGGCCGGATCGCGGTGCCGGGCACCTGCGCGGGAGCTGAGCCGATCCGCACCGACAGGGTGTCCACCGCGCCCGCCGTCTCGGGCAGGGCTGGCGAGACGCTGATGCTGACGGCCAGGTCTTCGGTGGCAGCCCCGGTATCGGCCTCGGGCACGGCGGTGCTGACGGCAACCTTATCGGTCGCGCCTGCCCTGTCCGGGAGCTGCGGTGTGGTCATCAGTAGACCGTCAGGACCCCGACGAACTTCTTCGGTGCCTCGGGCGTGCCGAGCACCTCGCCCCAGACGTCGTACTTGCCAGCCGTCAGCGTGGGTCCGCTGGTGCCCGGCCCGACGATGCACTGCTCCACGTAGCCCTTGCCGGTGCCGCCCGCGAGCCAGGCCCCGGTGTACCAGGTGCCTGCTGCTGCCGGGTGAGCCGGATCACCCGAACTGACCGGCAGCGCGTACTGGCAGGTCAGCGGAGTAAGGGTCGGGTCGATCGTGGTGCCGTCCAGGTCCGATGTCCACCGGATGTTGACGAACTCCGGGCTGGTTGATGAGATCGGGCTGAATGTCTGCAAGGTAGCCTCCCACCTGCCCGGCTCGGGCTGGGCTGTCCATCGCGTGCGGCCCATCTGCGCCCTCCACCTGGCTTGCTCAGGTTCTGTGTCCCATCGTGCCTCGTCAGGCTCCGCGAGCCAACGTGCGCCGCCCTGCTCAGCTTCCCAGCGCTGCTTCTCCAGGACGGCCAGCCACCTGGCTGGCTCCCCGTACGCGGCCCAGGCGACCGTGCCGGTACGCGCCTCGGAGCTGATGACCGCGAACCGGTCAGTGGCGCTGGCAGTGTCTGAGAAGGCCACAGCCGCCGCGAGGGTCAGTGCCTCGCCCGCCGCCGCGCGGTCGGCCAGCGGCACGCTCACGACCACCGAGATGGCATCACGGGCTGCCGCGATATCGGCCTGCGGCACGGACTGGCTGATGACCACGGACAGGGCCTCGACCGCGCCCGCGCCCTCGGCTAGGCTGAGCCCGGCGGTCACGCCCAGCGAGTCAGCCGCCCCGGCAATTTCCGCCAGCGGGGACGTAGCGCTGACCACCAGCGCGTCAGCCGACGCCGCCGCGTCCGCTGGCTGCGCCGTGACCGCCGCCGTGAGCTGGTCGGCTCCCCCCGCGACGTCGGCCAGGCTCACGGCCTGGCCGCCGACCACCACGGAGATCGAGTCGGCTGCGCCAGCCGCGTCCGTTACGCTCGCAGCAGCGGTCACGGCAAGCTGATCTGCTGCCCCGGCTGCGTCCGCGACGGGCACGGACGCTGTGACCGCTACCTGGTCCCTGGCTCCCGCCACGTCGGGCAGGGCAGCCAGCGCCCCGACTTGCACCGAGATCGCATCGACCGCCCCGGCGGCCTCCGGTAGGCTGGCTGCGGCGGTCACGCCCAGCGCTTCGGCTGACGCTCCAGCCTCAGTCAGGGGGACGCTGGCCGTGACCGCTATCTGGTCAGACCCGGCCGCAACGTCA